AATGAAAAAAGGACTTATAAACGAAGCATTTAGACTTCAACAATTAGCAGGTATTATTAAAGAAGGTATTAATGAGAGAAGCAGTGATTCTACTGTTTCTTATCCATTCTCTATATCAGATATAGAATTAGATGGTGTTGTCTATGCTGAAATAGCAGGTACATTAAAAGTTAGCGGTGATTACAAAGATGCTGAATATATGGATGGATATCTTTATGATCAAGGAGGATGGGAAGTTACCGACTATGAAATAGTAAATATAGAGGGAGCTATAAAAGAAGGAGAAGGTGATTACATAGAAGATAAACAATTCTTGGATTCTCTTATTCCAAAACTAGAAGCCTCTGAAGAAGCTAACAGGCAGTTAATGTCTGCTGCCGAAGATGCTGCTACAGAATTTGATAGTGATTTCGGTCAAGACCCAGATGCCTACCATGATAGAGATAGATAAAACCTTAAAGAGCCTACTTCTACGGTAGGCTTTTTTGTTACCCTTACATTATATTAAAGTAAAAAGAACGTTAGAGAGCGTTAATGTCTCAAAGGCAGACAAGGGGCTCTACTGTTGTTTATTAGCTATTTATTTACTAGATTTACTAATAAAAATATAACATGAGTACAGTAGGAGCTTTTAATCTAGATGTAATCAAACAACTAGATATAAACACCAGTCGACTTTTTTTTAATGTTATTACATCTTCCTTAGATGAAATGATAGCAATTATTGAAAAAGATAAAGAAGGTAAAGCTAAAGATTTAACTATGCAGCAAGTAGAAGAGATTAACTCTTTCTATACAAACATCTTAGACTTATTTATCGAAAAAGAAATGTATGAAGAGTGTACTAAGATAAAAATAGTTTTAGAATATTTGCATAAAAATTATTTCGAATAGTGGCTTTTCTGCTAAAAAAACCTTAACTTTTTGTAAACATCGCAAGAATAGCAAGAAACGCAAGAATAGCTACTATGTCTATAACAATATTTACTTTATCTTATTGCGATACTTGTCTATGGTTAAAAGATAAATTAAAAGAAGAAAGTATCGATTTTAAAGAAGAATATTGCGATACTAATAAAACTTTAGCCAAACAGATAGAAAGTAAGTTAAATTCGGATTATTATCCGATGGCTATGTTTAAGTACGAAGACGAAAAAGTTTATTTTGTTTTTGGTGGTAGTGAGAAAATTACCGATATTGAAGAAAAAGAATTTATCGTTTACTACCAAACGATACCACAACTAACATTACTTTTAAAAAAACTAAATGAGAAATAAAGGCCCTGTCTTAGGACAACTAGAAAGATTAGATTATTCTTTAATTAATCTTAACATGAAAATTCGTCAACAATCATCCTACCAAGATATCATAGAAACTATTACTAAGATAAAAGAACAAATGGATGATATTAAAACGTTAATCAATAACGAGACCGACGGAATCCAGTAAATTTTAAACTAATAAGTTATGACTCAATTATCTGCCGAACAAATCCAAGCAAATTGGAATACTTTTCTTGCTGTTATCGATACCTATATAACTGGAGATAGATCTACTCTATTAAAAGATTTATATTTATCTATGGAAGAACAAACTATTTTAGCACCTGCTGCTGTACGTGACTCTAACCATAACTGCTTTGCAGGAGGATACGTAGACCATGTATTAAGAGTTGTTAAAGCTAGTTTACAGTTAGATAATGTTTGGAAATCGTTTAATGTAAGAGAGACGTATTCGCAAGAAGAGTTAGTCTTTGCTGCTATTAACCATGATTTAGGAAAATTAGGATTACCCGGTACACCTGGAGTATTTCCAAATGATAACGATTGGCAGGTAAAGAATCAAGGAGCACATTATAAGTTTAATACCGCTCTATCTTTTGCATCAGTACCCGATCGTTCATTATTTATTTTTCAAAGTGCCGGTATAACTGTATCAGAAAATGAATACTTGGGAATTAAACTTCACGACGGTCTTTACGATGAGGCAAACAAACACTATCTTATCTCTTATCAACCAGAATCTAGATTACGTAGCTCTTTGCCTATTATTTTGCATCAAGCTGATATGCTGGCTGCTAGAGTAGAATGGGAAGGAGAATGGCTTCCAAGACTTAATAGCGGAAGTCCTATAAGACAAACTAAAACGGTTACGCATAAAATCATTTCTAAACCTGCGGCCAGTGAAGAAGCAATGAAAAGAATTAGCTCTGCTAATCCTAATCTCATGGCTGCTTTAAAAAACATTTAAATGTTATCAATATTAATTAATATTAACATATGGGTTTTGACTATAGTCGGATTTGTTATTTACAATCTATATAGTAAGAACGTCAATCTAGAAGAAATAGTACAGAGACAGAATCAAAGTCTACAGACTATCGGACAAATTATCGATGATTCGGATAAATTAGTTAAAGAAGTAGATCAACTAGGAGCTTTTAGAAGCGATGATGAAGTGGGATTCTTCTTTAAAGCATTACAAACTATTCAAGAAACATTAAACAATTTCAAGAATAACAAGTAATGGTAGTAAAAGACGAGATAACCGGAGAGGAAAAAGTCCTGCTTACTAAACAGGGAACTGTTCGCAAAAGAAAGCCAAAGAAGCCAAATACATTTTTTACTCAAGATACAGAGGACGCTATCATGGCGTACCTAGCATCAACAGATGAAATTGATCGCCGTATTATTTATAACGGTAGAATTCATTATGCTTTCCATAAACTAGTAGAAATCCAGATTCATAATTTTAAATTCTATTATACAGAAGTAGAAACCGTTGAAGAATTAAAGCACGAAGTAGTTTGCATGCTACTAGAGAAGCTTCCTAGATTCGATCAATCTAAAGGAAGTAAAGCTTATTCCTATTTCTATAAAGTATCTCTTAACTATTTAATTAATTATAATAATACAAATTATAAAAAGTTAAAAGGTAGAGCAGGACTTGATGAAGTTGACGTAGATTCAACAGTATATGCAGAAATAATAGACGATAGCCCTTCAGATTCTGATTACTTAAAATTTTTCGATCGGTACATATCATATGTAGATCATGAGATTTTTAATCTATTCGATAAAGATAAAGAAGTAAAGGTTGCTGATGCTATAATGGAACTCTTTAGAAAAAGAGAAAACCTCTCAATTTTATCTAAAAAAGCCTTGTATATCTATATTCGAGAGATAACTGATGCGCCTACACCCGTAGTTACTAAGGTAATAAAGGAATTGAAATCAATATACAGAGAAATGTATTCAGATTTTCTAGAAGGAGATTTAGAAATAGAATAATATATAAAACATATATTTATTTATAAGGATGGAGTTTAATCAAGAAATATTTAAAGGAAAGGACCTATCTTCTTTATTTAAGGACATTTACGAGAATAGCAGAGCAAAAGAAAAGCAGCTTAAGGAATTAATATCGCAATTAAAGGATATGGTTCATGAGACAGGTGATGCTATAATTATAGTACCTTTAATTCAAGGATATTTAGAAGTAGCAGTTAAGAACGATGACGCTCTTATTAAAATGGCAAATATTGTTCAACGAAGTATAAATGCTAAAGGGGTCGTTGATACCGAACTTTTATCTGATAGAGATAGGGAAATGCTCTTTGAAACAATAAAGAATATAGATATTCCTAAACTTACTATCTCAGCATAATGGCAACCGATATAGGTTTAAATAATTTTCTAGTTAGTGGTGGTAATTACCAAGAACCAGGTAAGGAAATTATTATAGCTAGAGTAACTAAGGTTATTTTAAATGAGATAAATAAAGAAGGTAAGATAGATAAAGACTTTCTTACTTCGGGAGGTTGGGGTAGTATTGGAAGTATTAAATTTAATATCCTTTACGAAAATAGTAATCCTGAAGGTGTAAACTCAAATAAATTAGTAGCTAGGCCTTTATTTGCTAATATAAAAAATTATCCCCTAGTAGGAGAGATAGTTTTAATTGTAATGGGACCTAGCAACAGGCTTAATGATAGTGCAGGGGAGAAAGATTACTATTATATTACTCAAGTAAATCTATGGAATTCTCAACACCATAATGCTTTTCCTAATTTAGCAGATTACAGTAAGGTAGTACAGGAGGTAAACGGTAGTTACACTAATGCAGAAGCAGGAGAAACTAGTCAAGAGAATGCTGAAATACCTCAATTTCCTTTAGGAGAAACATTCAAAGAGAGAAATAACATTAAACCTTTACTGCCATTCGAAGGAGATTTTATTTTAGAAGGTAGATGGGGGCAGTCAATACGATTTGGAAGTACCGTTACTGAGTTACCTAATGTTAGTCCGTGGAGTACTTCAGGAATAGACGGAGACCCTATTACTATCCTAAGAAATGGTCAAGGGACTGTAGACGTTAAAGAAGGCTGGGTACCTGTTGTAGAGTCTATTTCTACTAATGATAGCAGTGTTTATCTGACTAGTACACAGGAAGTACCTATAGATTTAACAGGTTTTCCTTTAGATACTTTTAAACTAGGTACAAGAGGAGTACTAACATCAGATAATACATTACCTTTACAAGATGTTCCAACAAGCTTTAGTAATATAGCAAGTAAAGCTCAAGACGAAGAAATACTAAAAAACTTAAAATCTAATGGCTAACCTATATATTCCAGAATTTCCCTATACAGGTTCACAAGCTATAGTAGCAGCCGAAAGAGTTACTTTACTCTCTAAGCAGGATTCTACGTTAATTTTTGGAGAAAAAGCTGTAGGAATATCTACAAAAGGTTCTGTAAATATAGACGCAGTTAACGGGGTAAAAATTAACCCAGGTGACGGTAAGGAAATACAACTAGGACTTAACGCTACAGAGGCAGTAATAAAGGGAGACAGCTTTATGGAAAATTTATATTTTCTTCTAGTAAAAATAGAGAATTTCACTCAAGCCGTTAGTCAGTTAAGCGAATCTAATTTAGCAGCAGCTGTACCTCAAATAGTAAGTACTGCTTCATCTCTTAATACAACAGCTAACATACTTAAAGATAAGTTTAAAGATAATTTATCAACAGTAACTAAGACAAAATAATGGCGGAAGTAGAACCTAAAGGTATAGAAAAACTAATACTATCGATAGGTATAGGACTATCTAAGATCGAATCCGGTCTTCTAAAGATAGTCTACGGAAGTGCTTCTGATACCGGTATATTATTCCCTGGCCGTAAAAAAAAGACAAATGGTGTTTTACCTATTGTTAGGGAAGTAAACGCTATTGATTTATGTAATGTTTTACAATACTCTTTAAATAACCTAAAACTTACCCCTCCTGAAGGAGAGGAACCTAATGGATTAGAGAAGAAAGTAGCCGCAGTTAAAGATGCCGCAAAGAAAGTATCTGACTTTTTAGATAAGATATTACTTGACCCTACTGCTCTAAGAGATGTAAAAGTTCTACAGGATGCTCTTAAAAGTCTAAATGAAATAAATAAACTTATAGATAGAGATATAGTTACTTTAATTCCTCAAGTAGCTAACATTAAGAATTACATTACGGACCTTATAGCATCAATGACTCAATATCCGGCATTGATAGCAACATATACTGATTATAATAACATACCGGACCCTGAGATTCAAAAGATACTTAAGACTATTCAGGATGTCAGGAGCGTATGTGGTATTATAGCCGGTTTAGGATCAGTAGGTGATTTAGCTAAAATTCTAATACCTAATGAAATTCAACAATTACAGAAGATAATTAGTCCTGCTTACCTACTACCTATTATTAGGAAAATAGTAAATGAAAGTAAAGCGGTTAATCAACAAGCTCAAAAAGTAATAGGTTATGTTAATGTTCTTAAAATAATAGTAAAAATTTTATCTGTAGTTCTTAAAGTATTACAAATAATCTTAAAATTCTTCGGTACTCTTCCCCTTCCGGGTATGTTTACAACCCACGGAATAACTGATACGTTAATTCGATTAAGAGAGGCTGCTGAAGCTAAAATAACAGACTACTTAAAGAGATTAGAGCAAATAGGAGTAATAATAGACTTAATATATGCTTTTAGTATAACTTTAGGTACTATAATTGATCAAATTACTAGAGAGTTAGAAATTCTTCAGTTTAACTTAGAATCATGCGAAGCTACTAGCTCTAGTCCAGCAATAGAGGAAATAAAGAATGCCAAAGCAAAGTTAAGAAGCTCTAAGGATTTATTAGATCAATTTAATAAAAACTATGTAGTTTCAAAAGATAGGAGAAATTTAGCTAATTTTAACGGCTATGTAATTAAAATAGAGGAAGAAGAAATAACCGATAACGCTATTAAGTATAAAAGAAGGAGAGCAGTTGTATTTGATAACAACGGTGTATTAGTACTGGCAACCCCTTTAACTTTTGCTACAGATATAACTATATTATTCGAAGAAGCTAGGTTAATGCTTATTAATAGCGGGTTAGTAGCAGATTTAGGATACCCTATACCTGATGTTTCAGGTTTGACTGCTATACTAGATATACCGACATCTGATACTGAAATATACAACTCTATAGGCATACCCGGAGAAACTGCATTAGACATACAAAATAAAGCTGTACAAGGAGAGTTATCGCAGTTTATATCTGGTTTACCGGGTGGAGATGCACTAAGAAATAAAGTTAGAGCAGGAGTATCTTCTAACTCAGCTGCTTTAAAAGCAAGTATAAAAGCAGATGTATATAATCCTACTTCAGGTAGTTTAATGACTGGAGGATTAGATAGAAGTGGAGGAACAGGAATAAACACAGGAACAGCAAATAACGGAAATATTCTTTCAGATGGAGAAAGAGAAAGGTTAAAAGTAATAATAAAAGATTTCCCGACTACTACAGCTGCTTATAGATCTGCTAAATTAAAATTAGAGGAAGATAGAGTTGCTAGAGAGGGGTAGTAAATTTATAATTAAAATATTTATAACATATGAGTAAATTAGATATTCTTAGAAAGATAATTAGAGAGGAGGTCACTCTTGTAATGAGAGTAGAGTTAAAAGCTTTACTTAAAGAAGAATTATTACCTTTATTAAAAGAAAATAGAAATATCTCTAATACATTACCAGTACACAAACCAGTTAAAGGTTCAACGAATTTAGCAAACTCTATTTCGTTAGCTATGGAAAGTAAAAATTTGAAACCTGTTAGCTCAGGAGATCCTATAGCTGATTTATTAAATGAAACTGCTATGTCGATGACCAGTACCGAATACCGTACAATGATAAATGCAGATGCATCTATGGCTCCTAACTTTGGTATGATAGGAGGGGTTGACGGAGAAGAGACTGCAGCAGTAGGAACTGTAGAGCAGATGTTATCTTCTAATAGGCCTACAACAGATATAAACCAAGTAACTATCGATGTAGTACCGGACTTTACGGGATTGATGAATACTTTAAAGAGTAAAGGAGCAATTTAATGGCATATAGACAAACACAGATTAACCCTTTAGATTTAAAGCCTAGCACCGGAATAGGTGTAAGTATTCCTTTTTCTACTAAATCTGTGTTTAATACTGTCTTTACTACAGCTGAGCAGTTAAAGTATAATATTATTAATTTCCTATTAACAGGTAAACGCGAGAGAATTTTTGTACCTGAGTTTGGTTCAGGATTATCTAATCAAGTGTTTGAAGTAATAACGGAAGAGGGTAACAAAGGATTAGAACAGTACATTAAAATGACTGTTGAAAACTTTTTTACTAACATAGAAATTAAGAAGATAACTGTAGCATCTACGTTTGATAATAATGTTATCAATGTAGAGTTCTCTTATAATATAAAAAATACCGGGCAGTCGGATGAAATATTGTTAAATTTCCAAAATGGCTAATCTGCAAACAAATACTAAGGATATTAAATACTTAAATAAGGATTTTTCTACTTTTAAAGAAGCCTTAATTGAGTACGCAAAAGCCTATTTTCCAACATCGTACAACGACTTTTCTTCAGCATCCCCAGGGACAATGTTTATCGAGATGGCTGCTTATGTAGGAGACGTAATGTCTTTCTATTTAGATAACCAAATTCAAGAGACATTCCTACAGTATGCCAAGCAAAAAGAAAATCTATTTACCTTAGCTTATATGCTAGGTTACAGACCAAAGGTAACATCAGCAGCAGCTGTAAATCTAGAGGTATATCAGACAGTTCCGGCTTCTGGTTCGGCAGGTAACAAAGTACCAGATTTTAATTATGCTTTAATAGTAGATGAAGGTATGCAAGTTGCTTCCTCTATAGACAGTAATGTAACGTTCTACGTTCCTGAGAAGATAGATTTTTCAGTTTCTTCTTCTGCTGACATGACAGATATATCTGTATACACTGTAGCAGGAACAGATCCTGCCTCTTATTTGTTAAAAAAGACTGTAGCTGCTATTTCCGGGCAAGTTAAAACTACTACGTTTAATTATGGCTCTGCTACAAAATTTACTACTTCTTTATTAACAGATACGAACGTAATAGAGATAATTGATGTTTACGATTCTGATGGAAATAAATGGTATGAAGTACCTTACTTGGCTCAAGATACTGTTCTAGAAGATGTTCAAAATAACATAGCTTCTAATCCAGACTTTGGATTCCAACGTATAACAGTGCCGTATATTGTAGAGCTTTTAAAAGTACCTAGAAGATTTGCTACAAGGTTTAAATCAGATAAGACTTTAGAGCTTGAATTTGGAGCTGGTGTAAATACAGAAGCTGACGAAATGTTACTTCCTACAAACTATAATGTAGGGCTAGGTACTATAGATAACGTAAGTAAAATGAATGCAGCTTATGATCCTACTAATTTTACTACTACGAAAACGTATGGCTTATCACCATCTAATACAACTTTAACTGTTAGGTACCTTGTAGGTGGAGGAGCTCAGGCTAATATTCCTAGTAATGAATTAACAACTATTACATCTAGAACTACTAGTTTTTACGGAGGATTAGTAGATCCAACGTTGGGTAACGCAACAGCAGCTTCTTTAGCAGTTAATAACCCAGCTCCTGCTTCAGGAGGAGGAGATGGTGATACTATAGAGCAGATAAGATTAAATACATTGAATCAGTTCCCATCACAAATGAGAGCTGTTACTCAACAAGATTATTTAGCTGTTATTTATAGTATGCCGGCTAAGTTTGGTCAAGTAGCTAAAGCCTACATAACAAACGATACCCAAACCTATAAATCGCAAACTACCTCTACACAAAATATTCAAGACCCGTTAGCTACATCAGCGTATATATTAGCATATAATGCAGATAAGAATTTAGTAACACCTCCTAGTGCATTGTTACATAACTTAAAAGCTTATGTATCTCAGTATAGAATGTTAACAGATTCTATAAATTTAAAAAGTGCTTTTATTATTAATATAGGGGTAAATTTTGAAGTAACTTTGAGGCCTAATTATTCTTCTAGAGACGTAATAGCAAACTGCTTAACAGAGTTAAAAACTTATTTTAATATTGATAAATGGGGTATTAATCAACCGATTATTTTATCGGAAATATATACGTTAATAGATAAAGTAGCCGGTGTTCAAACAGTAAGAAAAGTTACTATAGTGAATAAGGCAGGAATAGGAGTAGGATACTCTGAATATGCTTACGATATCCCTGGGGCTACTTTAAATAATGTTATTTATCCTTCTTTAGATCCATCTATATTTGAAGTAAAATATCTTAATTCTGATATAAGCGGTAGAGTAGTTACTTTTTAAAATATTAATATGGCAGTATATAAAGTTTTTCCTCTTCAAGATTCTACTCTTTATTCTAAATACTCTCTCACTAATGCTGGAAGAGATGAAATTTTAGAGGTAGGAAGTAGAAATAATCCTAGTTTAGCTGGTTTACCTGTAATAACTACTACAGGTTTAGGGTCGGGTGATATTAGAAGAACTGTAATCTCTTTTGATGCTTCAGATATATCAACGGCATTGGCATTAACTACAGGAAGCTTTAAGACTAATTTAAGATTATTTTTAGCTGATGCAAACGATTTATCTACTGATTATACGCTAGAATTTTATGCTTTAGCGCAAAACTGGCAAGTCGGCACAGGTAAACTAGGTAATGTTCCTACCACATCAGACGGCGTGAGTTGGGTATATACAGGACAATCAGGCTCTTCAGCTATTTGGAACACTACCGCTTTAAGTAGTAGTTACTTATTCACTACAGGAGGAGGAACATGGAATGCAGCCTATAGGGCTACCCAAAGCTTTAATTACATAAGCGACAAGGATATAAACGTTGATATTACAAATATAACTGCAGGATGGATTTCCAGTTCTATTGCAAATTATGGAGTAGTAGTTAAGCTTACAGGTTCTATTGAGTTAAACACTCAAACGTATATGAATCTTAAGTTTTACTCTATGGATACCCATACAATATATCCTCCTTGTTTAGAGTTTAAATGGGATGATAGCATTTTAAGTACTGGAAGTACTACAGTGGGTACAGTTACTTCTGATAATTTTATTTTACTTGCTAACAACAACTTAGACAGGTATAAGGAAGGAGAAGTGTATAACTTCAAATTTAAGACTAGAGAGCAGTATCCTACTAGACAATTTACAACTTCATCTGTTTACTTGAATTGGAAGTATCTCCCATCCCAGTCTTACTGGGCTATCCAAGATTACAAAACTAATGAAATGGTAATAGATTTTGATAACAGTTATACAAAAATTAGTGCTAATTCAGAAGGTAATTACTTTAAGTTGTATACAGCAGGCCTAGAACCAGAACGTTCTTATAAGATATTAGTTAAATCTGTTATCCCTAGTTCATCTGAAACTGTTATTGTAGATAACGATATAATATTTAAAGTAACTCGCTAGTATGGAAACTATAGGTTTAGCCAAACAAGTTTACGGAACAAACACGTATAAAAACGTTGTTGATACTACTTTTTCTCAGTTAGTATCTCCTGCTACTCCTATCTCACAAAGCTTTAATGTAGAGCAGTTTTTTACTTTATATGAAGATTTATTTTTCGAGATACCCATAGAAGGAACTTTTAATTCGCATGAGTACTTAGTTAGGAGAAGTTCTGACTATATTGGCGGTAGTGTATTAAGTGATAATGAGAAAGCTTTAATTGATGAGATTAACAGCTTAAGACAGCAGTTGCTTGAAGCTAATAAGAACGTAATTGATATTAGTAAATTAACATAATGGAGGAAGTAAAAATAGAGTATATTGGTTCACCTAATGAATATCAAGAATATTCTTATAAAGACACCTCCCTAATTTCTAAAAGGGAAATACAAGTTCCTTTTGGATCTTTTCCCGGAGATTATGTAGAGTACTTTATTTACGACCTTAATGACGAGTTAATCGCCTCTAATTACTTTGTTCGCGATTTCACACCTACAGGAGTAAATCCTACATCCGATTCTTATACGTTTGTTAATTTAAATCCCGAAGGTGATATTAAATCTAACGGTATAGATAGAGGAGAGGCGTCAATAACATATAATTTTTTCCGACAGTTATTTACTAGCAGCTATACGGATAAATTCTGGATAGGTGAGATATCATCTGATAGAACAGAGATAAGAGTTTTCAGACAAGATTTATCTAACGCTCAGTTACAGACAGCTTTTCTTGAATATCAGACTTATATAAACGAGAAAGCTTATTACCCTGATTTCATTTTAAATTTTGGTAATAACGTAACTATAATAGGTGTAAACGTTCTTTACGCTGCTACTGAACCACAAGCTAGTATTTTATTTAAACTATACGAGCCGTTACCGACTACTATAAAACTTAAAGATACTTTTTGGGTAGTAGATAAAATAAGCGAACCAGCTTCTTTTAACGTTACTATCGAATTAACATCTTCCGAATCATTAGATAAGACTTACTTAAGAGGTCCTAATTATAATGTAGAAATTAATAAGGCAATTAATCAGGTAACACCTTTTTACAATTATGAATCTTTAATATCATCAGCAATGACCTCATCATACCAGCAGCTGAAAAGCATGATGGATGAGAAAGGTTTAGATATTAATGTAGATTATTCTAATTTTAACAGTTTTAGTCATTTTTCTTCTGCTTTAGAAAGAGTAGGTAATTTTGTATATAAGTTAGGTTTAATTGAAAACTACCAAGCAGACATCTCTGCATCATCTAACATAGTACAAACAGGTACAGGTATTTCTGCTAATACTTCTTATATACTACAGAATAAAATAAATAACATAATTGAAAAGTTCGACGGTTATGAATATTACCTATATTACCAAAGCGGTTCAACTACTTGGCCTAAAAGTACTTCCTTAAAGCCTTACAACCTCTATTCAGTAACTTCTTCTCAAGCATCTAATTGGCTAGGAGGTATTAATATAGAACCTACTGCGACAACTCACAGTATGTATTATTCTGCATCATTATATGATGAGCTTAATCCTGATCTGTTTTCAAACACTATACCAAATTATTTAAAAGACGACGAAGCTAATGCCCCATATTTTACTTTTTTAAATATGGTTGGACAGCATTTTGATAATATTTGGATATATTATAAAGATGTTACTGAAAAGAATAATGCAGAGAATAGCGTTAGTGAAGGTATTTCTAAAGACTTAGTAGCTGATGCTCTAAGGTCTCTTGGTATAAATCTTTATACTAACTCTAATATTTCGGATAGTGTTTATTATTCGATGTTAGGTATTAATCCTTATGGAGGTACTTTACCGCCAACAGGCTCTGAAAAAATATCTAGTTACGTAACATCCTCTATAGTTTCGTTACCGGCAGAAGACATAACGTTAGAGTACTATAAAAGACTATACCACAACCTACCTTATCTACTTAAGACAAAAGGGACTGAAAGGGGTCTCCGTGCGCTGATTAATTGCTTTGGTATACCTGATACAATCTTAAAGATAAACGAATTCGGTGGGGTAGACTCAACATCTACTGTAGGAGATTACAAAGAAGACATCTACACCGGTGCTTATGTAAACAGTCCTGGTAACTGTATTAAGATACCTTGGGCTCCTAGTTACTACCATAGTTTACTATACCCAACTATACCGATGGTACCTGATGCTATAGAATTTAGATTCAAAAGCGATGGTGTACCGACATCTTCTTTATACCAGTCGCAATCACTATTTCAGGTAGGTACCGGCAGTTTTATGCAGTTTGGATTAGGTTTAAATTATAATCCTGATAATGCTATAAGTGGTAGTATATACAACTACTACGGTTCTATGTCATTGTATTTAAGCGGGGCTTACGGATATAAAGTATCGGCACCTATCTTTTTACCTTTTTATAATCCTAATTTATTCTGGAATGTAATGCTATTGAAAGAAACTGGAAGCATTACTGGTTCTATAAATACGTACAATAACAGGTATTGGGTTTACGCTAAAAGTTCTCTTTACAACGAAGAAGGAGGAGTAGAGTTAGGTTTTGAAGCTTCTAGTAGTATTTACATAGCATCAACAGATAAACCTTCTTATAACCAATCATGGACGTTATTTAGTACAGCTAGTAATACCGCTATGTATAATGCATATTTAGGCGGTACCGGAAGTAATAGTACAATATGTGCTGACGGTGTAAACTTCCAAGGACAGTTTCAAGAATTTAGATACTGGGTTAATGATTAATCAATAGTTTTTAGTAAACTATTTATTTTAAAGTAAAAATAAAGAATGATAACTGAAGGAGCATTTAATTTACATACATTAAATTCAAGAGCATAGGTGCAGACACACCTACAGGCTCTATACAGAATTTAATATTTAGATTAGAATTAGATGCGAGTGGTAGTCTATCTTCAGCACACCCATCTATTTCCGGTTCTTTCTTTATAAATCAACTAGGAAGATATGAAGGAAGTATAGGATCTTTTATTAGTGGGAGTACCGAAGTAAGTAATGCTTTATATAATACAGGTAATCCTGTTAAGTATAAGTCTTTTCAGGACTTTCAACTAACTTCTACTCCCCAAACTGGGGTAAATCAAAAAGTAACAAATAAGGTATTTACTCCTTCTAAGAGTGAATTTACTGGTAGCGTTTTATCACCTTATGTTTCTTTACAGAAGCGTAATGCTAATATAACTAGAAACGCAACAGATATAGAGGTAGCTTTTTCACCTACCGATAATATCGACAGTGATATAACAAATCAATTAGGAGCCTTTAATATAGGAGATTACATTGGAGATCCTGCATACGCATATAGTTCTAGTTACACATCTTTAGATGTTTTAAGAAATACATACTTTCAAAAATACACAGCTCCTTATAACGTAAAAGATTATGTAAGGTTAGTAAAGTACTATGATAATTCCTTGTTCAAGATCATTAAGGACTTTGTTCCTTCTAGAGCAAATTTATCTACAGGTATAATAGTTAAACCTCATATCTTAGAAAGAAGTAAATATGTTCGACATGAACCTATTTTTACTTTTCATACTTATTCTGGATCCATAGATATAGGTTCTATAAGCGGTTCTGGCCCTATGGGGTCAATGCCGACTTCTTCTTTTACCGCTTACGTTACATCACCGTTAGGCTATATTACAAGATCCAATGTTGATAACAGCCCTGTATTCACAGGAAGATTCGGCGGTACTACTATAGAGCATTCTAATTATTTTCCTCAATACGAGGTATCTAATTTAAGCACTACGGTGTTGCAGTATCATTCCGAATCACAATACATTACTACTTCTTTTAACTACTTAAGAAATAACGTTACTGGGAGTAGAACATCTTCACTGTTTTTAAATTTAGATTATAGCTCAGACCAAATCAAACCAGTAAACAATAATTTTATTACGGGTAGAATATTCGGTAACTTAACTCCTTATCAATCTGCTTTTTTAAATGCTGAAATACAAGAATCCGATTATACTTCTTTTAGACATAATTCAAGCAGGTACTTAGGCTCTAAAACCTCTAGTAGTCTATATAATACGTACAGTATAGTAGATAATGCGATTACTCCTATTAATAAGGCTTACGGTAAGACATCTGCTATTGGACATTATACAAGAAAATTAGGATTGTTTACTCAAATTGTTACTAGTTCCTTCTTTAAAGGTCAAAACGATACTACACTAGTTTACTTAGTAGACGAAAGCGGTAGCTTTACTGAACTTAATAGAGATAATAAAAACTGGGAAGAGGTTCAAAACACCTTTAAAGCGGGTAGAAATGCTACAATTAGGTTATTTGATAATCAAAAATTTAGCGACCAAAAAACTACCGATGGAATAAAAGCTACCTTTAACAGCGGCTATTCATATTTTCCTACTTTATATTATTCTAGCTCTGATGCTACTATGTCTTTTGATATCGTAGCTGATAGTAGAAATAATATGTTCAAAGCAGTATCTAATGGTGGTTCTTTAGCAAGGTTTGGGACATCTAGCTTATATCATTACACAGGAAGTGCTAAAGGAGACATTGTATACGATTTATTTAGAAATGCAGAGTTATATTATAACGAAGGTTTAAATTATGTAGAAGGTATATACACAGCTCCTGCTGCAACATCTTCTTATTATATAGTCCCAGAAACTGCTCAATACGGTTTTTCCTTATCTAATTTATCTTTTAATGTAAACGCAGATAATGGAAGTGGAGTAGGGTATGAATTTTTTATAACATCATCTAATAACGTTGTATCTTCCAGATCAGGTTATTCAATATTTACCGGTTCTTTTACAACCGGGTATATATCTGTAGGAACAGAAAACCAATTAGATATTGTAGCATATGGTCCTCCTGTAGTATTTTACCTAGACAGTGCCAACGTATATATAGGTGAACAAGGTTCCTCACCTGAGTATACTGCTTTTGGTATTACCGGATCATATTATGCTGCTTTAGATTTCGGAATGGGATTCGAATCAGGCAACTGGAATATAATAAATTATAACACGTCAGGTACATTACCTATAAGTGTTAGAACGAAGTATACATTCGCAATAGTTTCTTTACCACAAGCTCAGTTAACAGGTTCTATTTCATTAAACGTATCTGCGGCACCTCAACAATTATCTGCAGGAACTAAGGTAGAGTTTTATTTAAAGAGAACATCTATAAATTCCGGTTCTACATATGAATCGATAAACGCAGGAGCTACATTATTATCTAGTCCTCAAGGGGGTAATCCTGTTACTAACCAACCTTACATATCTTCCACTGGCTCCTCCGAGTTCTGTTTCAGTCCACAATTAAGCGGCTTTGCAGGGTATTTATTTTTACCAGAAGGTATAGGAAGCAATCCAAAATCCAGCTTGTATGGAAGATACGGTAATGTTGAATATACGTTTAATCCAAAAGGAGGGGACTTACTAATAGTATCTTCTTCGGCTAATTTAGAATATGTTTACGAAGTTACGGGAACTCACAGTGCTGGAGGGTCTTTATGTTTGGATGTAGCTCCTACTGTAGCTAGTCAAATTGTAGACGGTACTCAGAAGATAGAAAGGTTTATTTTATTAAAGAAAGTAGATGATGAAACTAACACTATTTTAACTTTTAATAAAAGAGATGGTCAAACATCATATGGCTTTTTGATACCTGATAACTTAAGCCCAGATGTATTAGCAAACATTAACGTTATTAGTGCTCAAGTACAAACTAAACTTTTATCTAGAGAAACTAACAATAACAACATACTGGGTGGAGGAAGTTTTTAAAATTTATATATTTATAATAGAATAAAATAAGAAGTATGGGATACTTAAATAACACATCTGTCGTAGTAGACGCAATTTTAACTAAAAAAGGAAGAGAGTTACTTGCAAGAAACGACGGCTCTTTTCAAATTACACAGTTTGCTTTATCTGATGATGAAATAGATTATACTTTGTATAACCCTAATCATCCATCTGGCTCTGCATATTATGGAGAAGCTATAGAGGCAATGCCAATAGTAGAGGCGTTTCCTGATGATACGCAGATAATGAAATATAAGTTAATTACCTTACCTAGAGGAACAGCTAAACTTCCTGTATTAAATATCGGATATACTTCTATCTCATTGAAACAAGGAGCTTCTTTAGCTATAACACCTCAAACTTTAAATTATTTAGGAGTTAATTCTACTTTTGAACAAAGTGGTTATATAGCTACAATAGGTGATGTTAGAACAATGTCTAACTTTTCTGGTGTAGGAGTTAATACTCCTGCAGCTACTGCACTTAATACTACAACTACTATTGGAACTGTTGTAAGTAAGACAGTAATAGGTACAACAATTAATATAACAGCCACAACTGTAAATACTTTATTCGGCGCTAATACGCAGTTACAGACGAACTTAACAATTATAGGAAGAGATTCTGGAGCAAGAGTAACAGTTCCAGTTACAATTATAAAACAATCGTAATAAACAATGAGCTTTTTACAACTGCAACCAACAGATATAGTAGTTAGTAGTGATGCGGTAACCGCTCCTGCATGGAGTACTGGTGCTACTACATTAACTAAAATAGTTTCAGCTTCGTCTGTAGCTCCTAGTTTTTACTTAAATGCATATAATAGCGCAAGTGCTGCTACAATATCAACAGTATCACCAGAATTTAGCATAGCTTACGGTCACTTATTTGGCTCGGGCTCAGCAGCTTTTAATTCACTAGTTACTAGTAGTACTCCTACTAGAACTGTTTACGGTCAATACAGAACGTTAGTATACGGCGACGAAAATGCTAATTTTAACTTCGGAACAGGAAATACAACATCTAGAGACATATACGTAATTAACGTACAGAGATCTGACTATAAAGAAAGCCTTTTTCCTGGAACATTTAATTTAAGATTGGTTTCTGGTTCAACTCAACTTTGGTTAACCGATAATAGTAATGATGTATCTACAGTAACTTATTTAGATTGTGGGAGAGCATTTACTATAGTAAGTGGTAGTAATGGTACTGCTACTTTACTAAGTCCTACAGCAGCACCAACTGCAACTAAAGGACAAACACCTTCAGGTTCTTATGGTCTTTACCTACCGGATATTGGAACAATCATTTTAAATCCTAGAGCATTATCATTAGCTCCTGCATCTGGAGGAATTAGTTTAGCTGTAACTCAATCTAATGGTACATTAGCACCCAATAACGTAGTTCTTTATAATGCAATATCTGGTTCAACTTCTTATTCTGCTTCTTTCTCATTAAACAGTCTAGAAACAGTATCATCAGATTATGTATTTATAAGGGTTCCTAACCAAGCATTTAACTATACAACAAATCCATCGATTATTAGCGGTAGTGGAGCTTTATTATACTCATCGTTAATTAACTTCCCACAAACATACATAACAACGGTTGGACTATATAATTCTGCAGGAGATCTTTTAGCTGTAGCAAAATTATCAAAGCCTTTAGTTAAAGACTTTACTAAAGAAGCTTTAATACAGGTTAAGCTAAACTGGTAATATAAACTTATATAGAGAATGAGTTCTGCGGTAAAACCTTTAAAGATTTCCGACACATCTGTATTGCCCTATGGGCTACAGAAATCTTTTAAGATAGCAGATAGTGAATTTACTGCGAGTGGATTAGCTGTAGAAATAGCTAAAAACTTTGCGGTAACAGCAAGTGGTGACAATACTTTATCTCTATTTTATCGTTCAGCTTACCAGTTATACTACGCACAATCAGCTTATTCACAATCAGTTTACGAACCATTATCTTCACAGACATATGGAATGCTTGCTGATGCTACAGATAGCTCTAGCGTTTCGATAGCAAATATTTACGATTCGTATAATCAATCCTTTGCTACTTCTGGCTCTTTAGATTACAACTATAGATTATTTAGTAGTGCATCAGCTGCAAAAGTAGTAGCAGTTTCCGTACCACAGGTATATTTCGGGGAAGGAATAGCAAGAAAAAGTTTTGCTATAGAGCCTGATGATAAATCGTATTATATTCTTGATGATGGTAACGGTAACTTATTTGATATTGTACCTTACTTAAATTCTAAATTCGGAACAGGTAGTTACAATTTAGCTAACTATACTGGAAGTGCATTATTAGATACTAACCTAATTTACGAGGCTTATGTAAGCGGTACCTTTGTAGGAAACATATTTTATTCAGCAGGCTTAATATATGTAACTAACGATATTTACTACTGTGCTTTGGCACAAGACCCGGAATGTGCTAGCCCTAGTCCTACTTCTACCCCTACGTTAACAACAACGCAGACACAGACTCCTTCGGTTACAGCTACTAGAACACAGTCACCTACTCCTACACAGACTCCTACTAGCACTAGGACTCCTACAAATAGTAGTACTGCTACACCTACTTTAACAAGTACTAATACTCAAACAAATACCCAAACTAATAGTCAAACAGCTACACAGACTCCTACAAATACGAGTACTAAGACGCCTACGTTAACATCGACACCTACGTTGACGACTACTTCTACTCAAACAAATACTCAAACTAGTACACAAACTCCAACCAATAGCGGTACATCTACTCCTACGTTAACTTCTACGCAAACGCCTACACAGACGTTAACTAGTACTCCAACGTTAACACAAACTCCTACCTTAACAAATTCGTCTACGCAGACACAAACCCCTTCGTTAACAAGTACTAGTACCCAGACTCCTACACAGACGCTAACAAGTACTAGTACTCAAACACCTACTCAGTCAGTAACTGCAACTAATACACAGACTCCGACACAGACAGTAACAAGTACTAGTACACAGACTCCTACTCAAACTTTAACAAGTACTAATACTCAAACTCAAACTAACACGCAGTCACAAACTGCTACTAATACAAGAACTCCTACATCAACACCGACACCAACTACATCTAGCCCACCACCTCCTAATTTATTAAGAATAACAGGGACTACTGTAGACTGTACTGGCGGTAATGCAACTATTAACGTAGCAGGTGGTTTACCACCTTATGAGTATAGTCTAGATGCAGGTTTAAATTGGACTGCACCTACCTCTGCATCATACTACTCTGCTAGTACAGCATTAGCTTATATAGATCCATGGGTAAGAGACCAAACAGGAATATTCTATAGAGGAACACAGACTCAATGTAGTGATTATACGTTAACAGTTGTACCTACATATTTGACGTATAACTCTCAAGGTTATGTAACTGCTTCTAACCCCACCCAGTATACCAGCTCCTTTATATTATCCGGCTCATATGATTCGAACCACGGATTATCAGCTACAGCACTAGGAACAACAACCTTTATAGCATGGTCTAACTCTCCAGGAACTGTTGATATTATTTCTTCTTTATCGTCTATTACGTATAATTTAAGATATTCAACAACAATTTATGCATTATTTGATGTAGTTGATGTAGTAACGAAAGAATTCTGTTATTATAACATTTCAGGTTCGGCTTTATCTACTAGCGATTTAAATGTAGTTTGTAGTACTTGTCCTACTTCTAGTATAGTTTATTTTAATAAATCTGCTTATAGTAGTTCTAAAGGAGATATAACAGCCCTTACTTGGTACTCTTCTAGTTTATTATCTGGAACAACTTCTAACGGATTCTACAAACAACCTATAACAGATACAACAATAAGTAATCCTCCAATATTTATATTGGCAAGCGGTATTCCTACTTATTCAGGTAGCTGCGACAATTTACCAATCAGTTGCCTTTGATAAAAAATAGACTATGCCCTTAAGTCATTCTAAAACGCTTAATTATTTTGCCTCTGATTTCGTAGATGCTAAACCAAGCTATGCTACTTCTACATCAAAGGGCGTAGATAATTCGTATACGTATACTAAGGGAATTTTATACGCAAACATATCTATACCTTTAGACTTAACAACAACAGATTACGGATATGTAGTATTTGATATAACTTATAATGGAGGTGCTAGTTTTGCAGGTATTTCTTTTTCGACAGATAACGAATCTACCATAGCTGTAGGAACTGATTTAGATGATTTATTTATACCTTTTCCTATAGGGCTGGGTTGTGGTTTTGACTATAAATTAACCAACGGAGTTAAGAAGAGAATCTATGTAATAGTAAACTCTAATCGTTCGAATACTACTAAGTATTTAAACATAGAGACTACTATAGGTAACACCACTTCATTATCAGGAAACAACTTCGTAATAGAGTACGATTGTCCTAATCCATTATATAGCTATACAACAGGACTTCACGTATATTCTCCTTACGACTCAGCCAATAGCCCTGCTTTAACAACTAAGTTATATTCTAGACATGCTATTAATACTTGGTCTGAAAACAAACGAGTATGGGCAACAGCAGAATTTAGTCATCCAGCTTTCCAGTATTACTATTCTTACGGCAGTGAAGGAAAAGTATTTAAGGTAGGCGGTCCTTTTAACAGGGCATTTGGTATTTTTATATACTATGTGTTTTCCGCATCTGCATTTAGTCAATCTTTTTTAGGTAAGTTATTTGGAGTTTCTCCATACACGCAAAAAGAAGTAATAAACGGACCTACTACTTTACAGGATAATGATGACGGGGTAGATGCATGTGCTAATCCATTAATTACTAAGCTAGGTATAATTACAGAAGTACATACCATCTCTACATTAACAAGACCTTCTAGGTATAAATTTCTTTTAGGGTATCACGCATCAACAAGGCAATTATCTAACGATAACTTTTTTACTAAATACGTATTTTCAGAAAAGAAATTCTATCCTTTAACAGGAATAAGACATGCTCTTTTAAGGTTGACCTATGGAGCAAGAACCGGTTTTAGTTCTTCTGTTTTAGACGGATTTTCTATAGATTTATCTTTTTTAGCTGCTACTGGTCAATCTTTTGGCTCTGCTGCTTTAAGCTCATTTTTAGTTTTTAAAGCCATAGCAGCTTTTGGAATAGCTTCTGCACAAACCGCATTTCTAAATGTTACTACTAATATAGCTTACCAAACACTTATAGACGTATCACTCTGGTCGGATGCAGGTAGAGAATTAGTTACAACTGTTTCTAAGCAAGTAACACAGGTTTTAGCAAAGACCGCTGCAGCAAAGTTAGCTGATATAGCAGCTGCCGTTTTCACAGGATTAGGGTATCTAGCTGCATTTTACGCTATAGTATCTGGAATAGAGTTAATCTATAAGTTTTTTGAAAATCAGACATTTACAGCTATAGAAGAGTGTAAATACTTTATAAAACACTATACTACAACTCCTTATATCAATACCGGAAACATTTTAAAGAGAAGAAGAGTTTCTACTGCTCCAGACCCAGGTGCTACTTGTCAAACTTATACATTCTTTAATACTAACGAGTGGCCTGTCTACGTATACTATGTACCTTGTGGAAAGACGCAAGAGGTTTCTTATAATATAGACTCTAATGAATCTATTTCATTCTGTGTACAAGACGGGTATGTACCTTATGGAATTACTACTGAAGGGCTTTCTATTTACGGCCCTCAAGGAGCCTGTAGCGATACTACATCTATAGTTGAAACGACTAATAACGGGTTTTATTGTGATGGAGTATATTTTTATCAACAAGCCGGTGGTGTAGTTACAACTAAGGAATTATCAAGTACTATAACTTTAACTTCTGAAAGCCCAGAAATAGTAACGGGCTTTGAATATTCACTAAAGGCTGATGATCCTACTTTAGTAACTAGAATAGATAGTTTGCTTTTATTACCGTATACTTCAGGTGAGCCTGATGCTTATGTTACTGCTTCAAGTGTATTCTACAGTGGAAAAGTAAGCGGTAGTATAACTTTGCTACCTAACAACCAAATGGAGATAGTACCAGGTAAAATATTTTTGAACTTAGACCCTAGTGCATCTTTTAGTTTTAGTAGTTCAGCCCAAGCTAATACTTTTGCTAATGGGTTGTATGGTTCCATGTCGGATTTAACTACTGGTTCTTTTAATTATGCAACACCTTTATCTGGTAGTAATTTAGGTATATACGTAGCTACATTTACTCATACTTTAAAATTAGAAAGTAATCCAAGTGCTACTCAAATTTACTTCCCTAATACTAGCTCACTAGGCTTAGTAACAGGTACATCTGTTTACTCTGACGCTCTAGGGGGGACTAAAGTATTAAACGGATTCTATTGTGTGACTGGATCCATTATATCTGGCTCTAATCAATATAACAAATTCTACGAAATAAGAAGCGGTTCAGTAGTTGACATATACAATATGCCTTCAGCTAGCAGTACTGCTGTAACTAATACATCAGGAAGTTCTTTTCTTTTAACTACGACTGATTTAAATAAGACTAGTAATTGGTACGCATATGCTAGTTCTATAACAGAATTAAACACTATAGTTAATTCATATAATACTACTTCTAGTTTTAATACAACTACTATCTACGGACAGAATTTTATAAAGAGAGGCTTCCTTACTGCTAGTTATGCAAACGACTTTTATAACGTATCAGACTTTACTTTATACTCAAGTAATTTTAATACAGCTAGTACTGTAGAAGCAGATAACGGATACTATTCACCTCTAGTACCCTGGGGGTCTAGTGACGTGTTCATTTACAATAGAGCTAAATCTATGTCTTTAGATATAGAGGAAATATGTCTTTCTTCTAATCCTCCTACAAATACATTATACGGATTTTATGTAGTCGGTAGATCAGGAAGTACAGAATCTCCATTATTTAATGAAGTAAATTTAACAGCTAAGGTATATCTAGACGTATCTGGGAGTCCAGTATATACATCTAGCTATGCAGTAACTTGTTCTTCAGATACTTCTAGAACATATGTTCCATATGGAGTAGAGATACCTACGTTTAATAACGTATACCGTATAGATATATTTTCAATAGACTCACCTAATCCAGTCAATAAGTATTTTTATAGTACGGGTAGCTTTATAGGATGTAACAACCCAACATCAACTCCTACCCCTACTCCTACAAGTACAAGAACTCCTACGTTAACTGCGACGCCTACATTAACGCAGACACAAACCAGAACACAAACGCAGACACCTACTAATAGTAGTACCCAAACTCCTACGTTAACATCTACTCCTACGTTAACAAGTACAAGTACCCAAACACCTACTCAGTCGGTAACAGCTACTAGTACGCAGACTCCTACGCAAACGGTAACAAGTACCTCTACGAATACTCAAACCCCTACCCGAACATTAACATCGACTCCTACGCAAACAGTAACAAGTACCTCTACGAATACTCAAACCCCTACCCGAACATTAACATCGACTCCTACACAAACAGTAACAAGTACCTCTACTAATACTCAAACACCTACTCAAACGGTAACAAGTACCTCTACGAATACTCAAACGCCTACACAGACGTTAACAAGTACTTCTACGAATACTCAAACTCCTACCCAAACAAATACTCAAACTGCTACAGCAAGATATAGGTATTTGAGATATGATGTTAATACTGGTAACTGTACAACATCTAACCCGGTAGCCTTCTGGTCTTATTCTAATTTCTCCTCCGGCTACTATTTTATCAACGGAAACTTTGGTACTTACTACTATATAGCAACTTCTGCACACTCAGATAACACTAATGAGATTACATCGTTCTCAGGTACTACCTGCAACATACCAACACAGACCGCTACTAATACTCAGACTGCTACAAATACACAGACAAGTACTAACACGCAAACATCTACAGCAACAGCAACAGCTAGATATACATACTTAAGATATGACGTAGACACTAGTAATTGCAACAATAACAACCCTGTACCGTTCTGGTCGTATACCAGTTACAGTTCAGGTCATTACTACTTAAATAACGATTTCACGTATTACTACTATATTGCTTCTAATGCTCACGTAGATTACACTAATGAGATAACAGCAGTAAGCGCTACAACTTGTAATATACCCACTCAAACTCCTACTAATACGCAAACTAGTACTAGTACTAGCACGAGTACTTCAACAAGTACTTCTACAGCTACAGCTTCAGTTTTACCTATAGAATATGCTCAGTATTATACTTGTACAGCTTCAATACCTTACTATATTCAAGGAGTAGGGTATCCTGCTTCTTTAGAGGTTGCCGGGGAATGTATGTTGTATTCGGGTCAAGTATTTACTCCAGCAGGAACTGAGTTTTATTTCTACTCTAATCCGTATTGCTCTTGTTAGTACTAAAGTAGAAAATATAGGAGTTATTTATTAAATTAAGGAAAAGTTAATTTGTTATGTCTAAAATTTTTATTTCTATTGCATCTTATAGAGATCCGCAATTATTATCTACTTTACGCGACTGTATAGAGAAAGCCGACAGCCCGGAAAACTTAATATTTTCTATAGCATGGCAACACAGTAAATTAGACCTATGGGATAGTTTAGAGGAATTTGCTGATGATCCAAGATTTAGAGTAGTAGATATTCCTTTCGAAGAATCAAAAGGTGCATGTTGGGCAAGACACGTTATACAGCAAAACTATAAAGATGAGGAGTATACATTGCAGTTAGACTCCCACCATAGATTTATTCAAAGCTGGGATACAGAGTGTATAAGTTTAATTAAGCAGCTTCAGAAAGCCGGTTTTAAAAAACCATTATTAACATCGTACATATCTTCATTCAATCCAGATAACGATCCTGAAGAGAGAATTTTAGAACCTTGGTGGATGACTTATGACAGGTTTATCCCAGAAGGAGCTATATTCTTTTTACCGGCTACGATTCCCAATTGGAAAAAGTTAAAAATACCAATACCCTCTAGATTTCTATCTGCTCACTTTATTTTTACTATAGGTAAGTGGATTAAAGAAGTACCTTATGATCCTGATTATTACTTCCATGGAGAAGAAATTTCTCTAGCAGTTCGTTCATATACTTGGGGATATGATTTATTTCATCCTCATAAAGTAATTGCATGGCATGAATATACTAGGAGAGGTAGAACAAAACAGTGGGATGATGATAAAGAATGGGTAGCTAAAAATATTCAATGCCATAAAAAGAATAGAGCATTATTTGGAATGGATGGAGAGAGAAGAGAAGGTTTTGATTATTCGAAATACGATTTCGGAAAAGTACGTTCTTTAGCTCAATACGAAGCATTCTCTGGTATCAATTTTAAAAGAAGAGCAGTACAGCAATATACTTTAGATAACAGAATAGCTCCTAATCCTATCATCACAGGACCTTTAGAATACGAAGAGTCATTTTTATCTGTATTTAAACATTGCATAGACATATATCCTGCTCAGGTACCTCTTACTGATTATGAATTTTGGGTAGTAGCTTTCGAAAACGAAAAAGGAGAGACTATACATAGGCAAGATGCTAATATAGATGAGTTAAATAGAATAGCTAATGACCCAGACGGTTACTATAAGGTTTGGAGAACATTTAATATAAAGGGGGATAAACCTTTCAAATGGGTTGTTTGGCCGTTTTCTACTGCAAATGGTTGGTGTGATAGATTAGAAGGAAATTTATAATGAAAAAGAAGATACTAGCTTTAGCATACACAAGTAAAGAGTATAGAAGCGAGTCTATGTACACAGGTACTCCTAGTGTATATTCAGATAGAGCAGATTTAACTAGGAAATTGCCTTGTATGGATACTTGGGTACCTAGATTTGAAGATGCAGGTCACGAAGTAATATTCTTTGACGGTAGTAATAACGAGGTATCTTTTGACGAATTAAATAAAATATTACATTTAACATCATCTGAATCTTACGATTACTTTTCCTTACAACAGGAGAATAAACCATCTTTAATGTTGGTGCGTTTACAAGAAGCCATTTCTTGGTCATTACTGAATAGAGAATTTGACTACATCCTGAGAGTAGATGATGGTACGTATGTAAATGCATATGTTGTAGATGAATACTTAAAAGAAGTAGAAGGTAGAGATGTAGTGTGGAGTGAGCTGGAGGAGGAGGAGGAATACTATTTAGCAAGAAAGCGTGTTTAGAGTTATTAGAGTATAACAATACTGAATACTCTCTAGAAGACATGGCTATCTTTAATTCTCCGCTATTCAAAGGTAGTTGTGAACTGTTTACTACACCTATGATGTGTCCTACGTATGCCGTAGGGGAAAAGCTGTTTACAATGCATTATGCAACAGGTAAGAGAATGTATCATGCTGACTCTATAATTAGTTCGTACTATAATGATATACCGCAAAGAAGAAAATTAGTTTTAAATTACCCTGTACCACCTACCAAGCCAAATAAAACAAATACAGTAAATTGCGATTCAAAGGAAAACACCCCACTATGGTATTCGTTAGATAAAGATAAGTATAACTGGGAGTATTTCGGGGCTTATACTCGTTCAAGCTACCAGACAATCAACTCAGGAATCCCTATTTTGCCTTTTGGGGAAAAATCTTTAGAATTGATCTTTACTTATAATTTATCTACAGATGCTGGTGACGACAGATATACAATGTATATGGAACATTATATAGAAAGTTTAGCAGAGTATGGATTTTTTATAGCATTCTTCTCTTTAGATCAACAAATATGGGTTGATAAATTAGTTTCCTATTTAGTATCCAAGAATATACTTTATAGTATTTATCCAAATGTAGAAGTAACCGATAAAGTAACTATAGAGTACGTTGAAAAAGAAGTAGGTACATTTATTTTATTTGAAAAATGAAAATAGTAGTAGCACAGTTTTATACACAAAATCTTATACACGGGCCTTACGCAGAGGCTATAAATAGAAAATACTGTGAAGAACAGGGATATACCTATTACGTAGATAAACATAACGATAAGATTTGGGAAAGATTAGAAGGCAGAGCACCTACTTGGTATAAGCCTAAATTAATATTAGACGTTTTTGAAAAAGAAAATCCGGACTACGTACTATTCTTAGATACTGATGCTATTATATCTGACTTTAACGGTAGAATAGAACAGTTTATAGATGATTCATATAGTTTTGTTGCTGCAGAGGACGTAAGCGAACATAGTGAGATGAACGCAGGAGTATTCTTAATAAAGAATAACGAATGGTCTAAGACGTTTTTACAGGCATGGTGGGATTTAGGGGGTACCCTGACAGGGGCTTCTACTACTAGAATAACTATGTCGGAAACTGATTTAGTACAAGTTGGTTATTTTAAGGATAGATTATGGATAGATCAATCTATTTTAACAATTATGTACGATTCCTATCCTGAATATAGAGAACAAATGAAAGTAATTTCAAACCGTTCATTTAATTGGGATAGATACGATAGTGAAAACTTTATTTTTCATGCATACGCTTATGGCCAGATTCCTGGCCGTACATTAGATTTAATTTATAACCAAGTATTTAATATAGAAATAAATCTAGATCATTCTAGTTTAGTTAGTTTAGGTGATTTTTACCATACAGATAAACATTACGGTCATGACTATTTTAAGAAAGTATATCAAAACTTATTTGAACCTATTCGTTTATCCGTAACTAAATTTATGGAATTAGGTGTTCATGAAGGAGCTTCTATTGAAGTATGGAAGAGGTTCTTCCCTAATGCTACTATCTACGGTTTAGATTTAACCCCTGATTTTGCTAAAATACCAGATAAGACAAGAATAGAACTAGCTCAAGTAAATACTAGTATTGAAATTGAAGTAGTAGAAAAAGCTAGAGACTATTCAGATCTAGATATTTTTATGGATGACGGTTCTCATATGATGAAAGACCAGCAAATTACTTTAGCTGCTTTTTTTAAATGCGTTAAACCTGGAGGGCTTTATATTCTTGAAGATTTACATACAAGCGAAAGTGTACGTGATCCTAATAATTTTAACTGTATTTGGGGTAACAGAGAACAGACTACTACATTAGGAATGTTAGAAGAATACATTGAAACCGGTAAAATAAAGTCAGAATTTATCTCTGAAGAAGATTCACGTTACTTAGAGGAGAATATATCTTCTTTAGATATCTTTAGATTAAATGGAAATTGGAGTATTACATCCGTAATAGTTAAAAAGTAATGAATAGAAAAGTAACCATCGTAACAGGCCTTTGGGATTTAAAAAGAGGGGATTTACAGGGTTGGGCTCAAAGAGATTTCCAAGCATATAAAGATAGATTTTTTGAAATGCTTGAAGCAGATGCACAAATGTGCATTTGGATACCTAGAGAATTAGAAGAGCAGGTAAAAGCTATTAGAGGTGATAAACCTACAGCTTATTATTTTAAAGAGTTAGAAGATTTCAAAACCTGGTTTCCTTTTTTCGATAAGGTTCAAGAAGTAAGAACAAATCCTGAATGGGATAACTTTGCAGGATGGCTACCGGAATCTCCACAAGCAGCATTAGAGTTTTATAACCCTATGATGATGTGTAAGATGTTTATGGTAAATGATAGCGCTATAGGTAACCCTTTTAAATCAGAGTATTTTTATTGGATAGACGGAGGATTAACGAATACTGTGGGCAAAGGTTATTTTACGCACGATAACGTATTCGATAACTTAGATCATTATAGTCAATGTATAGGTAAGTATGTTCATATTACTTACCCGTATACTTCTAACGAGGAAATTCATGGCTTTGAAAGAAAGAAGATGGCAGAATATTGCCGTACTGACTTCGTAGAGTATGTAGCTAGAGGAGGGTTCTTTGGAGGGAGTAAGGAGATGGTTCATACTATGAACGGGCTATACTATAATGTATTAAGCTCTACCTTAAACGAAGGGTATATGGGAGCAGATGAATGTATCTTTACTATCCTTTGTCATCAATATCCAGACTTAATTGAACGATTCGAAATAGAAGGAAATGGTCTTGTTTGGCCATTTTTTGAATATTTAAAAGAAGTAAGGACTACGTTAGAACTTAAGAAAAAACCCTTTATAGATTTGCAGACGATTCTATATGTAATTACGTATAACTCACCTAATCAGTTTTCAAAACTACTACAGTCGTTTACCTTAGTAGAACCTAATTTTCTAGAAAGAACTAGAAAGGTATTATTAAATAACTCGACAAAGAGAGAAACGGATGAAGAGTATGATATTCTATGTAAAAAGTATGATTTTGAGCATGTAAAAAAAGATAATATAGGTATATGTGGGGGAAGACAGTGGGTAGCCGAACACTTTAATGAAAGTGATGCTGATTATTATATATTTTTCGAGGATGATATGTTCCTACATCCTAATACAGATGCAACTTGTAAAATGGGACATGCTAGGTATACTCCTAGTCTTTATTCGAAATCTCTGTCGGTAATGTATATTAACAATTACGACTACGTAAAGCTATCCTTCTCCGAGTTCTTTGGTGAAAACTCAGTTCAATGGGCATGGTATAATATACCTCAATGGCTAAGGGAGAAAGAATTTCCTGAAAAGAAAAATCTACCTCAATCTGGCTTAGATCCTAATCCTCCTAAAACTGCTTTTTCTAAGATAGATGCAGCAGGTAATCTTGCGTACGCAGAAGGTGAAGTTCATTACTGTAATTGGCCTGTTTGGTTTAGTAGAGAAGGAAATAGGAAAGTATTTTTAGAAACTAAATGGGAACATCCTTTCGAACAAACATGTATGAGCTACGTATTTCAGAAACAGAGAGAAGGCTACATTAAAGCCGCAGTACTTCTTTTATCTCCTATTAACCACGATAGGTTTGAATTCTACCCAGCAGAAGAACGTAGAGAAAATTAAAAAAGCATGTTAACTATTTATATGTATGCCGACGTATTTATATACCCCGTACAAAGTAAAATTTAATTCAACACTTACTGTTTATCAACAACAGATAAGATGTCAAGTTAATGAGAATGAGTTTAATATGACATTAAACCCTACTGCTATGTCTGATAGTAGTGGATCTATTGCCAACAATGTTTCAGGTTCGGATTTTGCACCTTATGTAACAACAGTAGGCCTGTATAACGAAGCTAACGAGTTATTAATTGTCGGTAAGTTAGCTAGGGCATTCCCAATGCCTGCTAATACTGATGTAACATTTATAATAAAATATGATTTCTAAATGGAGTTATCCAGAAGGTTTTAACGAAATTGATCCTACAGTTTTTTATGGTTTTATTTATAGAATAGTAAATAAGGCTAATGGTAAGTTTTATATAGGAAAGAAGATATTCCAAAACTCTCTAAAGAAGAAAATAACTCAAAAAGAGTTAGCTGAACATTCTGGTAAAGGAAGAAAGCCTACTCATACAAGAATCACTAAAGAATCTAATTGGCAATCTTATTGGGGGTCTAATAAAGACCTCTTAGCTGATGTTAAAGAGTATGGTGAAGAGAATTTTGAAAGAGAAATACTTAAACTTTGTATTACAAAAAAACAACATACATACTACGAGTTATACTACCAATGCATTTATAATGTATTAGAAACGGATAGTTATAACGACAATATTTTAGCTAAATTTTATAGACGAGATTTTGTAGATTAGAGATATTTTTCGTATCTTTAAACTATGGATAATGTAAATCTTCTTTTAGGAGTTGCCGAAACCGTATTAGGTAAAGGGCGTAGAACTTCTGGGGATAACTTTGCATTTTCATGTCCTATATGTAATCATAGAAAACCTAAGCTAGAGATAAATTTAGCCAGTGAGGATTATAACTGCTGGACTTGTTCACCTCCTACTAAAGGAAAATCCCTTTATTCACTCTTTAAAAAACTGAATGTCTCTAATGATAAGCTAAAAGAGCTGTCGTTATATTCAAAGTTTAAGACAAAGGGAGAGACTCAAAGCAACGACGTAGTCCTCGATGTTAAGCTACCGGATGAGTTTAAGACTTTACAAGGTTATATTTCATCTATTATCGGTAAGCATGCAAAACATTATGCAAGTCAAAGAGGTATTACGGATGATGAAATCTACAAGTATAATATAGGTTATTGTGAAAGAGGAAGATATGCTAATTCAATTATAATACCCTCTTATGATAGCTACGGAAAGCTAAACTATTTTATCTCAAGATCATTTGCCGAAGATGCGTTCAGAAAATACGATGCTCCAAGATGTAATAAAAACGAACTAGTAGGCTTTGAATACCTTATTAACTGGAAAGTTCCTGTAATATTATGTGAAGGAGCTTTTGACGCTATTGCTGTCAAAAGAAATGCTGTACCTTTATTTGGTAAAACTATATCAAAAGCATTAATGATGAAATTAGTGCAGACGGATGTATCTACTGTTTATATAGCTTTAGATACTGACGCTATTAAAGATGCATTAAAACATAGTGAAACTCTTTTAAACTTAGGAAAAGAGGTTTATTTAGTGTAATTAGAAGGAAAAGACCCCTCTGATTTAGGGTTTGAAGGATTTACACGCCTTCTACATCAAGCAGAACCCTTATCTATTTCAAAATTACTCATGAAAAAATTAACATATAATGATAGAATCTAATACAAACATTTACAAAGACGGTAAACTTAACAAGGTTGTAGAGGTAGACGAAGAATTTAAACAAATTACCCTACATGATTCAAGGTATTACCAACGTACTCCGGGGGTATTCTACCCTTCTGTAACTACAATTTTAGGGTACTTTCCTAAGAACAAATTCTTTGAAAGCTGGTTAAAAGATGTAGGTCATAATGCTGATATTATTATGAGACGAGCTGGCGATGAAGGCACACAGGTTCATAATGCATTAGAAGACTACTTAAAAGGCATCGAATTACGGTGGATTGAACGAAATGGCCACGTAAATTATAAGACAGATGTATGGAAAATGATCATAAAAGTAGTTGATTTCTGGGAAACATATAAACCAGAACTAATAGCTAGTGAGAGTTTACTGTTTTCTGATGAGATAAAGTATGCAGGAACCACGGATTTAATCGTTAAAATCGATGGAAAACTATGGTTAATTGACTTAAAAACGTCTAATTCTCTTCATACATCGTACTTTTTACAGCTAGCCGCTTACAAACAAGCATGGTTTGAGATGACTGGAGACGTTATTGAAGAGGTTGGCATACTTTGGGTTAAGTCATCTAAGAGGGGACCGGATAAAAAGGGGGTAAAAATGCAAGGAAAAGGATGGGAAATCGTTCAAGGTGAGAAAACACATGAAGAATACCTTGATATGTTTAAGTTTACACACAGTATTTTCCGGTTAGATAACAAAGATGACGAGATCGAGCTTTTGACATTACCTAATACTGTTAAATTATCCTAGAGATATTTATAGTATATGGAAAATATTTTAAATTTCGGTAGTCTTATTGCTGAGGACGTAATAAATGAACCGGGAATTTGCTTTTATCCCGGTAAATTTAAACCACCCCATAAAGGACACTATAGAGTAGCTAAGGAATTAGCTTCTCCTTCTAGAAGTTACATTACAAAATTGGTTATTGTAATATCTAGTAAGGAAATAGAGGGTATAACAGGTGATGATAGTTATTATGTTTGGAAAAAGTTCCTAGAAGCATCACCAAACCCTAATATAGAGTTAATACTTAGTACAAATACATCACCGATAGTAGATATTATTAGCTACTTGCAGGACTTTCCTTTGGCAAAAGCAATATACGTAGTAGCAGGTGATGATGAATCGGATGATGAAAACTACGTAGAAGCTCTTCAAAAAAATTACGGGGATAAAGTAAAAGGCATTACAATATCTGAGAAAGATGGAGAGGTATCCGCTCCTTATGTACGGGATGTTCTAGAACAGGGTAACTATGAAGCATTTAAAAAATGTATGCCCGATGTAGTCAACAATAAAGGATATACTCCTGATATTTTCAAAAGACTAGCTAACATTAATCCGGACAATAAAGCGAATTTACAGGAAGAGGTGTCGTACAGTTCAGATCAACCTAAGTTTATCTTAGATCAACTCACCGAAACTATTAAGTACCTTAAAACTAAGAAGAAGGTATTGTTATTATCTACATCTAATAGGGGTAGTTACATTGAAAAAAACAACAACGAGGTACCTAAATCTTTAATACTAGCTCATATTATTAAAGAAGCTTTAGGAGAAAATGCTGTTATTTTTGATGTTTCTAAAATGAATATCGTAGTATGTGAAGGTAATGTCTCTATGAAAACAGGTAATGCCTGTGGATTAAAAAAAGCTTCTTTAGAAGATAAAGAGAAAAACCCAAGCGGATATCATAGATGTTGGGCTAACCTTAACTCACCGGAGGATGAACTGTGGAAAATTAGTAAAGAATTATTCGAAAGTGATACAGTTATTTTCCTAGGCTCTAATAGATGGGGTCAACCTAACTCAATTTATCAAAAATTAATAGAAAGGTTAGATTGGATTGAAAATAGACACTCAACTTTAGGTGAAGATAACGTAGTTGCCGACATAGAATCAGGGATGATTTGGTTAGGTCATAATTGGAATATGGAGACTACGTTAGAATTACAGAAAAAAGTACATGAGTTCTACGGTTTTTCTATAAACGATAAGTTATATTGGGGTTGGCAGTATACAGAAGATGCTAATGATGAATCTAAAGAGGGTTACAAACAAGATTTTCCAGAATTTAAAGCTCAATTAGGGCAGTAGTATGAAACCAGAAGCATTTAAAGAAATAAAAAAATTTGTAGACTGGTCTAGTGACTTTTTAAAGCTGCAAATCCAACCAACTATAGTACCTCAGACCAGTAGAAACTTTGCAGCAACTGAAAAGAGCTTTGGAGGGTACCAACCTGCAGAGAAAAAGATCTATATTTCAGTAGTTAACAGAAATTTAGCTGATATTCTTCGTTCACTAGCTCATGAGCTAGTTCATGCTAAGCAAGATGAAGAGGGAAGAATAGGAGAGAAGTCAGGCAAGACAGGTTCAGAAGAAGAAAATCAAGCAAATGCAGTACCAGGGGTAATAATGAGAAAATATGGACAGGAAAATCCTGCTATATTTGACGAATTTTTATTAGAGGACGCTAAAGCAGTAGATGGCGAAGCAGGTGAACTAGCAAGAGTAGCAAAAGAAGAAGGTATCAGTGAAATGGAGCTTTTAACTGCTTTCGAAGACGCAGACATAGTTCAACTGAACGATGCAGTTTGGTCCCAATTAGAGAATACTGATTCTTATGAAATAGTAGGTAGAAATCAAGCAGAAGAATTCGCCGACGACTACGGCAAAGATTGGAAACCTATAGAACAAGCTATCAAAACAGGTGAAAAACTACCTCCTCCTTTAATTTTAAAATATGGAGACCGTTTTATCCTAGTTGGAGGCAATACTAGATTGATGTTCTATAGAGCATATAAAATTTACCCTAAAGTACTTTTAGGAATTATACCTGAAGTTCGTAGAACAAGATAATTAAAATAATGTTATGTTAAATAAAGAATTTAAACCTAGAGACGTTCAACGTATGCGTAATATCATTTCCGGTAAAGCCGGAGATGGAACACAGACTCAGGTAGGCTACGATACTGAGGTAGTAGAGCATGTAGAAGGAGATATTTGGGAAGAAAATGGTAAGACATGGACTATAAAAAGGGGAATAAAGCAGACAATTAGCAAGTACGGTACATTAAGAAAAGTATTAGAAATACCTCTAGCATGTCCAAGCTGTAAGACTGCAATGAATGACCATTGGATTAACGTAAAAATGTTTAGGATACATGGAATGTGTCTTAATTGCGTTACCGATATGGAAACTAACCTAAAAGTACAGGGTAAGTTTGAAGATTATAAGAAAGGTATAATGAACTCTAACAAGAATGCAATGTTAGAAGACCTTGAGAAAGCTTTAGATAACTGGGTACAGGAAACTGATACTTTTATATCAGAAGACGGGGTAGTAGAAGACTGGTCAAAAGTAAGTAAAGAGACTGAAGCTTTAGATAATTTTAGAGATTTTATTAAAAGAGCTAAAGAGGAAGAAATATAGATATTTATAAATAAAGTATAAGATAATGCCTGCACAATCAAAAGCACAACAGAAATTTATGGGTATGGTTCATGCTACTCAAAAAGGAGAAATGAAACCTACAGGAGCAGTAGCTAAAGCTGCTAAAGGAATGTCCCAAAAGTCTGCAACAGATTTCGCTTCTACTAAACATAAAGGATTACCTGGCCATGTTAAGAAAGAAGGACATGTAGAAGAAGCTCATTCGATGGGATACGGTGGAGATGTAGATTTTTATATAGTACTAGACCCAGAGCAAGTAGAGGAAGAAATAAATAGCGCTAATTATTTAGTCCGTAACTCAGATCCTATCACTTTTGCTAAAGATTGGGGAAGAGGGGCTATAGAGTTCAATGAAATTTTTGGCTTTTATTTCGAAAAAGAAGAAGCAGAGGCAGTAGCTGAGGAATTATTAAACAGTATCTACGAAAAGGCTAAGCAATTAGAAGAGAAAAAAAGTACAGTAACTGATAAGCTTCAAAAACGTATCGATATTCTACATAAAGAGGCAGAGCATCATATGAAAATGGCTAAGAAAGAGCCTGAGGAAGCTGAAAAACATAGAGAGCTAGTAAAAGCTTTAATGGATACAATAAAAGACTTACAAGGCAAGCATAAAGCAGTTGAAGAGTCTAAAAAAGTTTTAAAAGAAAGAGAGAAACCAGGTAAAGAAGAGAAGAAAGAGGAGAAGAAAGAAGATAAAAAAGAAAAGAAGTAATGGATAAGTTTTCTCAATTTGTATCTACCTTACTAGCATCAAGAGACCAAGCACAGATTTTTCACTGGCAGACTAAAAGAACCCCTGGTTCTTATGCTGCTCATATCGCTTTAGGTGAATACTATGACGGTATTATAGATTTAGTCGATAGTTTGGTAGAGAGTTACCAAGGTCGTTACGGTATTGTGTACGGGTATTCTTTACCTGCTATGTTTAAAGAGGATGATCAATTCGAAAAATACTTCGTAGCACTAGCAAAGTATGTTGAGCAGTTCAGAAAATCAATAGCTCAAGATACATACTTACAAAATCAGTACGACGAAATCGTTACATTAATTGAGACAACTAAATATAAATTAGAAAACTTACATTAATAGTGAACGAAGAAAAAGGCACCTGTTGTGGTAAATGTGGGCGTGTTCATGTAAAAGGAACATCATGCCCTCGTCCTTTTTTAACAGGAAAGAGTCATTGTCGTAACAGAAAGAATGAAGATTTAAGAGACCCGGACGATAATCCTTGCTGGGATGGATATCACCCTGTAGGCACTAAAGAGAAAGACGGTAGAACTGTTCCTAATTGTGTACCTACTAAAGAATCTATTGGAGAAACAGATGCTTATTGTCCGTCTTGTCTGGCTGAATACTTAATTGAGTATGAACATAAGATTGAAGAAGCAGAATATAAGGGACGTAAGGTAACATTTGGTAAACCTTTTTATACTCCTGATGGTCCTAAGAAAAGATCTGTATATGTAAAGAATGCTAAGGGTAACGTTGTTAAAGTTAACTTCGGAGACCCTAATATGAAAATTAAAAAGAACATTCCGGCAAGAAGAAAAAGCTACAGAGCAAGACATAACTGTCAAAATCCTGGACCTAAATGGAAAGCTAATTACTGGTCGTGTAAGGCATGGTAATATGAAAAGCATGTATCAGTTATTTCTGGAAGTTGCTTTGGAAAAGAATAAATGGACATCTATTCCGAAAGAGGAATTGAATGATTTCAAGAAATTAATATTTGACTTAATTCAAAATGCATACAGTAGCATCGGAGGACATTCTAATATAAAATGTCCTGATGATATAGCTGCTAACGGCGATGAATTCGATGTAATTAATTTAGATAATGACCCTGACCCTGATGCAGTAACGATTGCTAAGAAGAGAGAAGGAGGTAAAAAGTTTGTAGCTACTGGACACGACGGAACACCTGCTGCAAGAAGTGCAGCTGTAAACCGTAAGGCATCAGAATTGCAACATGCAGGTTACTACTTAGAAGCCTCTGGTAAAATGGCTGAGATTTTGATAGGTAAAGGAGTAGCTATAGTTACTGATGAAAATGTAGTAAGAAAGGTTCTAAAAGGAAAAGAACTTAAGTGGCATGGCGATGGAAGCTATACACGAGAGATAGGTGGAGAAAAAATAACAAAAGTACTTTTAGGTAAACCCCTTATGTAATATGAAACCATTTTTTTTAAACATCTTAGATTCAACAGTTAATAGTCCTTTGTTAAATACAGCAGGAGTTCTGAGTACAACAGTAGCATTTGTAAATAGCTTTTTTGGTATGTTAAATCCTGTTCTTACTGGTTTGTTTTACATAGCATCTATAGGCTGGTTAGGAGTACAGATATACTATAAAATTAAAAATAAAGGTAAATAAAATATTTATAATAAAGAGTAATTATGCTACTTAAAGTCGGTTCAACAGGGGAAGAGGTAAAAACAATGCAAGTTAAGCTTGGCTTAACACCTGACGGTGTTTTTGGTCCTGGAACAGAGAAAGTAGTTAAGAAGTGGCAAATAGATCATGATCTTACACCCGACGGAATCGTAGGTCTGGGTACATGTAATAAGATGTTCGGTATAGAAACACCAGCACCTACTGCTATTCCATCTTTACCTTCACCAGCCACTGTAGGAGGTTTAAAAATAAATAAACTAAAAGGACATATACCTGATGCAGTTATTGCAATGATACCTGACACGGCTGCTAAATTTAATATTAATACTCCTTTACGTTTAGCTCATTTTCTAGCTCAATGTGGTCATGAATCAGGTGGGTTTAGGGCAACTCAAGAAAACTTAAATTACTCAGCTAAAGGCTTAATGGGAATATTTAAAAAATATTTTCCTACTGCTGCATTAGCTGCTCAATACGAACGTAAACCTGAAAAGATAGCCGCTCGAGTATATGGTGGTAGAATGGGTAACGGTGCTGAAGCAACTAAAGAAGGATATAAATTTCGCGGAAGAGGTTACATTCAGTTAACTGGAAAAGAGAACTATACTGCATTCGGTAAGGCCATTGGAGAAGACATTTTGTCTAACCCAGATGTGGTTTCATCGAAATATGCCTTGCTCTCAGCTGCTTGGTTTTTCGCTAAAAACGGATTACATAAGACGGCTGATAGTGGCGCTTCCGATGCAGTAGTTACTCAAATTACAAAAAGAGTAAACGGCGGTACTATCGGACTACCGGACAGGATAAAACATTTTAAAGAGTATAATAAACTTCTAGCATAGTATTAATATGGCATTATCATTTAACAGTATACAAGAATACGGAGATTACATTTATCAAAAATGTATCGAACAAAATAAGCAGAAAGACGTTTGTAATAGCGGCAAAGGAGGAACTAAGACTCACGTAACTGATTCTGACCCTGATGGATTCAGTTTAACATACGCCTCTAATAATCTAAGCTCAGTATCTCAAGATTATTTAAATACCCACACAACTATTGCTAAGGCACCACCTCAAAATGCACCTAGCCATATAGAAATAGTAGAAGGAGAAACTTGGAAAGAAACTATACATAAGTACGATAAAAATGTATATGCTAATAAAACGACAGTAACCAACTCAACTAACTTTGATGTTTCTGCTGATGCTTCCTACAAAGAAGCTAACGTAAGTGCTAATTACGAACAAGTATATTCTAAAGAAGATACAAACGTAAGCGAAGAAGTTTCTAAAGAGGCTTCTTCTTATGACTTAACTTTTCAAGGCATACCAGGTAAACATTATGCAGTAGATTTCTACAGCAGTAAGTATACTTGTTCAGATACACCTGTACTGTACGTTACTTATACCTTTAGTACTATAACTTTTAGAGCTGAATGTGATTACTCAGATGGTGCTGCTTTACATTGGCACAACGAACATTACCACAAGACATATGATATAGCTAGTTTAGGACTAGATACTGTTGTAACTATTCCTCAAACGGTAGTATTTGATGTTAATTACGATAATCCTTGGCCTAGTTACAGTATCACATATTTACCAACAGAGTAACTTTAAACAGATAAAAAATGAAAACATCTAAATTATCTCTTGTAGCATTATTTAACGAAACTATAGATGAAGCCAAAAAGAAAGCTGATAAAGACTACGACAAAGACGGTAAGATCGAGAGTCCCGAAGAGGAGTATAAAGGATCTAGAATCCGTGCTGGGAAGAAAATGGACAAGAAAGGTAATGAGCCTACAGAATCCAAGACCCGTAACATTAAGAGTACGAAACCTCATGTTAGAGCAGAAAAAAGTCCTGCAAAAGTAAACGAAAACGAGGGATATACTCAAGGGCAACAAGCTACTGATTGGAATAGATCTGGAGATCATGAAGCATCTATGGCTAAATCTGAGATTTTAGATATGATAAAAAACGCTTCTGAAATCCATAAAGCAATCAAAGATGGAGATAACCTACCAGGGTGGGTTTCTTCTTATATTACTTTAGCAGCAGATTACATGCATAGTGTTTCAGAGTATATCGCTGGAATGCAGGCAGGAGGAGAAGAACAGAATTATAACTAAATAGAAATGGTTAATAGAAAATATATTAAGGGTCTAATCGAAGAGGTAGTACTTGGTATTCTTAAAGAAGAAGAAGAAGTAACTGTAGATAAGCTAGAATTTACAACTCCTGAAGATGTCGAGAAAGTTAAATTCGAAGAAGACCCTATTAACTATATTCTAAAAAAGTATCCTAGTTTGACTGAAACCTTAACTATGCTTATGACTAAGCATTTTAAAGATTATGTAACAGGAATTTATATAGTAGCACCAAAACCGACTACTTTTAAGATAGTTTTACATAACGGTCAAACGTTTACCCTTACCTTTTTAGGTAAGGCTTATCAGTGTAGAGTAGCAGGAAAGAGTTATTACCTATTGACTATAGGGGAAAAAGAGAGAGCAATTTTATCTATTGCAAGGTTATTAGAAACAGGTTCACCAATAACTACAAAAGGACCTGAGAAAGAAGAGACTAGCGCTCCAGAAGCTCCTGCAGAAGAAAAACCAGCAGAAACAGAAAAGGAATAAGAAACTGAATCGTAGGTAGTAACATTACGAGAATCTTCTTATTTTCAGAAAACATTTATTACATGACAAAAAAATTTAGAACACCAGAAGGTATAGAAATCTGTATATACGTAAACGAAGGAAAAAATAAGTATCATTCGACTGAAGGACCTGCTATTAGGTATCCAAAAAAAATGAAGAAAGACGATGAATATTTTATATACGGAATTAGGTACAGTAAAGAAAGATGGACAGAGTTAAAAAACGATTCAAAAGTAAGTAATTTATCTTCTGATCTTTTCCATTCTTAGTATTTGATATTTATTAATAAAAACTAATTAAGAAATGTTCGACTTTATAAAGTACTTAAAGAATAACCGCTTAACTCAGACTGATAAACTTTCCGAAAGAGCTAAGAAATTTATAAACGAAGATTACAATCCGGAAATACCTGATGGTGATCAAAAAATAGGCTCATCTGATAAAACTTCTAACAGAGTAGGAGGAGTACAATCTAAGTTGGCTGTGTTAAAGAAGAAAAAAGATGAATTAGTTCAAAAATTTACTTCTGGCATGATTGATATTCACCAATACAAGCAAATGATTGGTAATATCCCACAACAGATTAAAAACCTTCAAGCAGATTTAGATAGAGATACTATGGAAATCGGCGACGATGAGGATGGTATGAATGAAATGTCGCATGAAAAAAAAAACTTAGGGGAAATCGAAGTAACCGAGGAATCTGATTTAGGGCAATCAGTAATGAATCTTGCTAAAATGAATGATCAGATAGAAAAACTTAGCGTAGAGTTAAAAAAATTAGAAAGAGAGCATAGTGAATTGCAAAAGCCTATTTACTCTATCTTAGAAGATTTAAATACATTACATGATGATGTAGACAAATCTATTAAAGTAGGTAACCATATCATAGTAACTTTTAAAACTAAACCTACTGAAGTAACAAACTATAAGTATAAAGAAGCATTTCAACTTCTAGAAAGTAAAGTAAATGGAGCTATTAGAGCTTTAGTTAATGAGGTTAAAGAAGCTAATAAGTCCGTATCTTCTAGAAAAGGAACTATAAGTGTTACTAAATTAAATGAAGCTGACATAGATGTTTCAGCTTTTGATTCATTAGCTAATAGCTTTAGTGATAAAGTTGATTCTATTAATAATATTATTTCAAAACTAACAGGAAGCGTTGCGTAATCCAATAATAAGCAGTAAGGTTATTATAATTGCTGTAGCTATAATAGTTGCTGTAGGAATACTGTATACTCTATTTGAAAGAAACGGATATGACAATTCTAAGTTTAAAACTAGATTAGATAGTTTAAAATTAGCTGCCGAACAATTACAACAAAGTATTCTTAAAAAGGATTCTACTATAGCTGTAATGAATGCTGTTGATATGCAGCTTCTAGATAGGTACTCTAATAAACAGTCTGAAATAATAGTAGAGAGAGAAAAGACTGAAGCAGCTGTAGAAGAAGTTCAACAACTTAACAATTCTGCTTTAGTTTCAAACCTTAATAAGAGGTATCCTGGCGATACTGTATCTAATCTTCTACCAGTAGCTGAACCTGTTATACTAAATACCGCAGTAGACTTGGTTAGGTATGATGGGGCTAAAAAAGAAATATTATTAAAAGATAGTACTATACTAATTTTAGAAGGTAGAGTACAGATTAAAGATAAGATGATTGATGTGTACAAAGAAAAAGAAACTGATTACAAAAATCTAGTTACTAATAAAGATACGCAGATAGATGGTTGGGAGAAAGAGTACGAAAAGTTAAAGAGTGAAAATAAAAAGTTATTTTTGAAGAATAAACTTCATAAAATGGCCAACTATGTGCTACTTGGTGGTGCAGCTGTGCTGTTAATAGCTAAGTAAAATAAAATAGTCTATGTCCGAGCAACTCGCTATTAAAGAAGTGATAAAGCAGGAATTTGTCAAATGTGCGACAGATCCTGCTTATTTCATGAAAAAATACTACTGGATTCAACATCCTCAACGTGGTAGAATTCAATTTGCACTGTATCCTTTTCAGGAAAAAGTGCTTCATGTCTTCAAGAATAATGAATATACCATTGCTAACAAGTCAAGACAGCTTGGTATTTCCACATTAGTATCAGCATATTCACTATGGTTGATGCTATTTCACAGGGATAAAAACGTTTTAGTAGTAGCTACTAAGCAGGAAACTGCAAAGAATATGGTTACTAAGGTACGTTTTGCATATAATAACCTTCCTTCTTGGTTAAAGATTAAAGCAGATGAAGATAACCGGTTAAGTCTACGTTTATCCAACGGTTCTCAAATAAAAGCCGTAGCAGCTTCTCCTGATGCTGGTCGTTCTGAAGCAGTATCTCTCTTAATGCTTGATGAAGCAGCGTTTATTAATGGTGTAGATGAAATTTTTACTGCAGCACAACAAACGTTAGCTACTGGAGGTCAATGTATAGCTATTTCAACTCCTAATGGTACTGGTAACTGGTTTCATAAAACTTTTGTAAAGGCTCAATCTGGGGAAAATAAATTTTTACCTATCTCTTTACCGTGGACAGTACACCCTGAACGTACTCAGAAATGGAGAGATGAACAAGATGCTATTCTTGGACCAAGAGATGCAGCTCAGGAATGTGATTGCGACTTTAGTACGTCGGGTAATACAGTAATCGACCCAGATTATTTAAACTGGTATGAAACTACATCTATAATGGACCCTATATCTAAAGAAGGTATAGACGGGAACTACTGGAGATGGGAGTATCCGGATTATTCTAGAAGTTATGCTGTAATAGCTGACGTTGCCCGTGGGGACGGTAAAGACTATTCAGCATTCCATGTAATGGATATAGAGTTAGCTAAACAGGTAGGTGAGTATAAAGGTCAAATGGGAACTAGAGATTACGGTAACATGTTGGTTACAGTAGCTACCGAATGGAATAATGCTATTCTAATAATTGAAAACGCAAATATAGGTTGGGATGTTGTACAAACTGCAATAGAAAGAGGTTATCAAAACCTTTATTATTCACCAAGATCAGACGTAGCTTTAACTAATATAGAAATGTATATTACAAAGTACGAGAACGGAGAAGGAATGGTTCCTGGTTTTTCTACTAACCAAAGAACTCGTCCGCTTGTAATCTCGAAACTTATTACCTATATTCATGAAAAGTCTTGTAGCTTTCAGTCTAAAAGGTTCATGGAGGAGTTAAGAACGTTTATTTGGAAAAGCGGTAGGGCAGAAGCTTTACATGGTTATAATGACGATTTAGTAATGGCTTGGTCCATAGGTTTATTTTTGAGAGATACAGCAATGAGATTTACTCAAACAGGAATGGATCTAGCTAGAGCTACTATGAACAGCGTACATAAATCCAACAGCGGCTTTTCTATTTATACAGGTAACCCTGCAAGTGGTGAACTTCCACCTTGGAAAATGCAAGATACTTACGGTAATGCCGAAGACATTACTTGGTTATTGTAAAATTTAATATTTATATACATGGCAGACAGTAATGTTTTTGATAGATTAAAGAGACTCTTTTCAACTGATGTAATAATCCGTAATGTTGGGGGTAACGAAGTAAAGGTAATGGATACAGATCGTATCCAAACTCAAGGTGTTTTACAGACTAATGCTCTAGTAGATAGATTTAATAAGGTATATACAACTTCTAACTCTTACTCCTATAATTTAAATACCTCTCAGAATTACACCACAATGCGTATCCAGCTTTATGCTGATTACGAGGCAATGGATACAGAAGCTATCATAGCATCAGCGTTAGATATTATATCAGACGAATCAACGTTAAAGAACGAGCAAGGAGAGGTATTACAGATACGTTCATCTGACGAGAATATTCAAAAAATACTTTACAATTTATTCTACGACGTATTAAATATAGAATTTAATTTATGGTCATGGATTAGAAATATGTGTAAGTTTGGTGATTTCTATTTAAAGCTAGAGATTGCTGAAAAGGTAGGTGTTTATAACGTTATTCCTTTTTCTGCATATACTATTGTTAGAGAAGAAGGAACAGATATAAAAAATCCTTCTTACGTAAAGTTTAAATATGACCCAACTGCTGTAGCTAGTGGGGCTAGTGGGTATCAAGCAACATATGCTAACTTATTAGGAAGTGGAGCAGATACTATTTTCTTCGAAAATTTCGAAATGGCTCACTTCCGTCTTATAGGCGATGTAAACTATCTTCCTTATGGACGTTCTTATTTAGAACCTGGTAGAAAAGTATTTAAGCAATTGGTATTAATGGAAGATGCGATGATGATTCACCGTATCGTAAGAGCTCCTGATAAGAGAGCTTATTATCTTAATGTAGGTTCTATTCCTCCAAACGAGGTAGAGAATTATATGCAAAAGATGATATCTAAAATGAAGAAGATACCTTATATTGATCCACAAACCGGGCAGTATAACTTAAAGTATAACATTCAAAACCTTTTAGAAGATTACTTTATACCTGTCCGTGGTAATGATACTACAACTAGAATCGATACAGTTCCAGGACTTCAGTACAATGGTATAGAAGATGTTGACTATTTACGTGATAAGTTATTTGCAGCGTTAAAGATTCCTAAAGCCTTTATGGGGTATGAAAAGGACTTGACTGGTAAAGCTACTTTAGCAGCTGAAGATATACGCTTTGCACGTACCGTAGAACGTATTCAGCGCATAGTTCTTTCTGAATTAACTAAGATAGCTTTAGTACACTTATACACTCAGGGATACACAAATGATTCACTAGTAAACTTTGAATTAAGTTTAACTACTCCGTCTATCATTTATGACCAAGAGAGAATAGCATTAATGAAAGAAAAGATTGATCTTGCAAGTCAAATGCAAGAGAATAGTCTTTTCCCTACAGATTGGATATACCATAACCTATTCCACCTTAGTGAGTCTGAATATGACGACATAAGAGATCAACTTTTGGAAGATAAGAAGAGAGATTTCAGATTTAAACAAGTAGCAGAAGAAGGAAATGATCCTGCTACATCAGGAGAAGCATTTGGAACGCCTCACCAGATAGCAAGTTTATACGGAGGTAACTCTAATTATACTGCAGCTACAGAAGTTCCAGTAGGATATGACGAGAAAAATCCATCTGAACCGAAAAGAGTACCTGGAAGACCTACTGAAAAGCAATCATTCATTAATACTCCGGCCGATCCTTTAGGAAGAGATAGAATGGGTACGTACGATATGAAAAGTAAACCATTAGGTGGGGAAGACGGTGGGTTACGACATAAATACACAGGTGGTTCAGCTTTAGCATTAGAGAATGCAGTAGCTCAAACGGTATACCACCAGAATAAAGGTTTGTTCGATAATTTAAACAAACGTAAAATAACTCTATTCGAACAAAACAGTTTACTTGACGAAGGTAATATAAAAGAAGATCTTTTGTAAAAACTTCTATTTATAATAGCATTGTACTATAATATGAACTCTATTAAGAAACATTCTAAATATAAAAATACAGGGATACTTTTTGAACTACTTGTTAGACAAATAACATCTGATATGATGACTAATAAGGAATCTAAGGCAGTAGATATTTTAAAGAAGTATTACACTAATACAGAACTTTCAAAAGAGTTTACTCTTTATAGTACTTTATTAAATTCTCCTAAAATCAACGAATCAAGAGCTAATACTTTAATTTCTACTATTATAGAAGAAGGTAAGAAACTAGATCATGATAAACTAAATAAGGAAAAGTTTAATCTTATTAAAGAAATACGCAAGTGTTATGAAGTAGATAACTTCTTTAACGCAAAAGTTAACAACTATAAATTATCAGCAGCAATATATACTCTTTTAGAAGCTAATTATTCAAAGCTGTTTACAAATCCTAAGCAATTAGTTACAAATAAAATGACTATACTTGAGCATGTTACTCAAGATTTGCAAGATGAAAAAAAATTAGAAAGAAAAGTAGTAGAGGAGTTTATGAGAGAGGACAAAGATGTTCGTACTCTTGCCTTTAGAATCTTAGTAGAGAAGTTTAACGAAAGGTATATAGAGCTATCTGACGAACAGAAGGATGTTTTAAGAGAATATATCAATAACATTTCGGATACTGTAGAGTTAAAAAAATATTTGAATAACAAGTTAGAGGAAGTAAAGACTGAATTAACTAATTTAAAATCAAAAGTAAAAGATAAAGTAGTTACAATTAAACTAAACGAGGTAGTAAGCTTAATTAAGCCGATTGAAATGAAGCAGTCAATAAAAGACGATCATTTAGTATCAATTATGCAGTATATCGAGTTAGTAAAGGAAATTAAAGCTACTTTATAATGAAATCTTTAGAGGAAATACTAGACGAGTTACTGCAAAAAGAAGAATCATCTACCGTAGGCGGAACTACTACTGGTGCTACCGCAACTCCTGGAGCAGGTGAACAGTATTTCGCTAAAGGAAAAGTAAAAAAAATAAAAGAAGATGCACCAATGCTTGCAGCAGGTAAAGTAAAGCATAACTATGCTGTCGAAAAATTTGGATATAAACTAGCTCCTTCTATACCTAATCGCAAATCTGGAATGATTGACTACAAGCAACTTTATGAAAATACCGACATGGTAGTTTCTGCTTTGAATAATCCTAATTTAGATCCTGATGTCAAGAAAATGTTATTTCACGGCTATCAAGAAGGTCATATAACAGCAGAGAAGGTGTTAGATATTATATCTAAGCTTTTAAATGTTAAAGGTATAAATGAAAATTATTCTCAATTTAGAAACGAAACTAAGACAAGATCTAAACCAGAACAGTTTCATCAAGCAGTTAAAGCTGTAAAGAAAAGAGTTCAGGAAATTAATCGACTATTTGAATACGTTGATAGATTAAAGAGCGAATTGAACGAAGCAGGTGACGGACTAAAATATAAAAAGCATACAGAAAACGCCTTAACTCAAATTAAGGAAATGGTTACACAGTTACATTTAAAAGCTAGAAAATTTAAATAACATGGCAAAGGTTGTTAAAGAAAACCGCAAAGTTACTTTCGGAACCCGTAGGGTAGGTAAACATAAAAAGACCAACGGACCTAAAGAGAAAGCTGTAAAAAGAAAATATAGAGGACAAGGGAGGTAATTCCTAATATTTATTAATATGACAACAGTAGATTTATACAAAAAACATAAAGCCGGTGGAGTAAGCCGTGAGAAATTTCTTTACGAGGTAAGGAGAGATAGTATGTTACCTTTTATTACTAATCTTACATCGTATAGCGATGCTGTTCAAATATTAAAGAACAAAGGAATTATAAGAGAAGAATCTTTTCCTGAAGAATCAGCTTATAACCAAGGTAAGGCTGCTAATAAATCAAGAAAAAACTATACAGATAATCCATACAGTAAGGATTACGAACCAGATAAGTACGAGGAATGGACTGACGGATGGATAGATGCTGAGTCTGAAGGTCAAATGGCCCACGATAATGCTAGGTTTAGAAGTGAAAGAGGCGGTATGGATGAAGCAGGTAAAGACTATAATCCAGATGCTGCATGGCAAGAAGGATATGATGCATTTGAAGCAGGTAGTCACCAAGAAGAAAATCCTTATGAAGGAGATACTTCTGAGCATAAAAACTGGGATATGGGCTATGAAAAAGCTCAACATGACGGACCTGGTATGGATGAAGCAGTGGGGGATGATAATTCTAACTTTATAGGCCCAGAAAATGTAGATGCTAGATACAAAAAAGGCCTTGAATTATTTAAACAAGGTAAGACAGAAGAAGCAGAAAGGATAAGAAAAAATATTTTAGCTACAGGACGTTTGTTCGGATGGGGTGAAAAAGAGTATCCTGCATATAGTTTAAATGAAGACCCTGTATCAGATAGAGTAGAGAAAGCTATTAGAGATAAGAAGCTAGACCCTAAATTGGTAAAAAAAGCAGCTGAAGATGCTGAAAGAGGAAATAGTACTGCTTTAGCTACCCTTATTGCTACGGCGGGTATGATGAAAGAAAAAGAAGAATATGTTAGTGACACTTCGTATCTAGAAGGTCATGACGCCGCTTTTGAGGGGTATATTGATGAACTAATTACAAAAGCTGGCAAAAACGGAATGCCAAAAGAATTTTCTCAAATAGGTAAAGCTATTTTAGACGATTATCCTAATGTAGGTAGGCATGATTATGACATGTTTGTTGACTATAATGATGATGGCTCTATAAAGGCTATTGATGGTTCTTTTTCTCCTAATGCCGATGATTATTTCGGAAGGTCTTCAGTAGTATTCTCTTATGATTTTATAAATAATAAAATAATTTATACCGAAAAATCAGGCTTAAATGAAGCTATTAAACATGAATTGACTTTAGATACAGTTAACCCTTATGAATTCAGAAAAGGAATGCAATGGGAACTAGGGTATGCTACTCTACCTGCTCCTAATTGGGATCAAAACACAGTAACTGACGAAGATTTTGCTAAAGCAGGTAAGAAAGTTTTAAAGAACTTATCTTCTGATCCTAACTACTATACAACTTTAATTTCTAATAAAGGAGAAAAACCTAAAAAAGTAAAGGAAGTTAAAGTAGAGGAGGATGGAATGGCTAAAATTAAAGGCGTAGAAAAAGTAACAGCTAATGTTCAAACATCTTTAGGTAAGAAAGAAAGAGGTAAAAAGAATCCGGAAGGAGTTAAAGAGATGAGAGGAACTAAAAGGACTTTCTCTAAAATAAAATTAATAAAGGAAGGCGATTTGAACGCGGCATTAGATAAAAACCTTCGTAAGTTGTTTAAATAAGAATATGGCTAAGCAAGTATTAATTGATTATATGTTATTTGAACCTAGCCCTCGTATGTTAAACGAGGCTAGAATGAATCCTAGTAAGAATTTAATTGTAGAAGGAAAGGTTCAAGCAGCCGGTAAGCCTAACGCTAACCGTAGAGTATATGATTTCGATACATTGAGACGTGAAGTAGATAAGTACGTTAAAGGGCCTATAGCAGAAAAAAGAGCTACAGGAGAACTAGATCACCCAGAAACTTCAGTAATAAACTTAAAAAACGTTTGCCATTTAATTACCGAATTATGGTGGGAGGGACAAGATCTTTACGGAAGATTCGAAGTTTTACCTACACCATCAGGCAATATATTAAAAGAATTATTCCTTAATGGAATAAATGTTGGAGTATCTTCTAGAGCTTTAGGCTCTACATCCCCTTTAGGGGAAGGATTGGTACAGGTAGAAGATGATTTGGAGTTAATCTGTTGGGACTTTGTTTCGACACCTTCTACTTATGGAGCCTTCGTTAAGCCTGTAGGAGGGTTACAAGAAGGGTACACGCCAATCCTAGAAGATTCTTACGGAAAAGTGCACTCATTGATCTCAGATATCATTTGCACCCAGACAGGAATCTGCTGTTTAAATTAATTTTTTTTTCTCGATCTAGCATTCTCGGCTAGATATGTATATTTATTAATATATAAGCTATCTCAATATAGCTTTAATCATAACAATCCAATATTGTCCTCTAAATAGGCAATCCCGACAATTTATTTATTATGTCAAAACAAGATCTGTACAAACAGTCAATCGCTGATGCTAAGCAGTTGAAAGATATTACAATGGAAGCAGCTAAGCAGCAAATTGCCGAGGCATTCACTCCTAAGATTCAGGAGATGTTTCGCTTAAAAGTAAACGAACTCGAAGAAGAGTACGATGATGATACAACATCAGGAGATATGGAAGAATCTATAGGTATTATGGATGAGGCTACTCTAGATGAAATTCTTGCTGAATTAACTGCCGAAGAAGGTAAGGAGAAGATGGAAGAAGATAATCTAGAAGAAGGCTTAGACAAACACGATATGGAGGAAGCTAAGAAAGACGATGATGCAGAAGAAGAAGGTGAAGAAGAAGCTGAAGTAGCTGGAATCGAAGCTGGAGAAGAAGCTGAAGAGGGATCTCAAGAAGTTGCTGAATTATCAGTAGAAGAATTCAAAGAGTTAGTTCGCGATGTTGTAGCTGATGTACTTGCCGGTAATGCTGGTGAGGAAGCAGGTGAAGAAGGTATAGAAGATTTAGATGCAATGGCTGGTGACGGCGATGAGTCTATTAGTCTAGATGAAATTTTAGCAGAACTTCAAGAAGAAGAAGCTATTGAAGAAGCTAAAAAAATGAAAAAAGGTAATGAAGATCATGAAGATGAAGATAAGCATAAGATGGAAGAAGAGTTAAATAAAGCTAACGCAACTATTCAAGAGTTACGTAGTTCTATTAACGAATTAAATCTATTCAATGCTAAGTTGCTTTATACTTCGAAAATTTTCGAATCTAAAAACTTATCATCGGCACAAAAAGCTAAAGTACTTAATGCATTCGACCGTGCTAATACAGTAAAAGAAGTTAAAAACACTTATAGTGTACTTAATGAAAACTTTATTGCACCTGAGAAAAATCAAATAAAAGAATCTATCGGATTTGCTTCTAAGCCGATGGGAAACGCACCAGGAAAGTTAATTGTAGAGTCTGATTCTATTAGAACTCGTATGCAACAACTTGCTGGTATTTTAAAACCAAATATTTAATTTAAATTTTTAATTAGAGATGTCAAATACATTACATTCGTTGCTTGAATCTGCTAATCCGTACCATACAGTTCAATCTGATGCTGCGCGTTTAGTTAAGAAGTGGGGCAAATCCGGCTTGCTAGAAGGTCTTGAAGGCCAAAACAAGCAAAACATGGCTATGATTCTAGAGAATCAAGCAAAAAAATTAGTAGTAGAATCTTCTTCTACTGGTGGTGGTACAACTTCAGGTGCTAACTTTACAGTTGGTACTGGTGAACAATGGGCTGGTGTAGCTCTTCCTTTGGTACGTAAAGTATTCGGACAAATTGCTTCTAAAGAATTTGTTTCAGTACAACCAATGAACTTACCTGCTGGTTTAATTTTCTATCTAGATTTCCAATACGGAACTTCTGGTGTAGATCCTTTCTCTACTGGAGAACTTCCGGTTCATTATTCGGTTACCAAACTAACGTAGGTGACAGTGGAATGGGTAATGCTGCTCAAGGTGGTTTATATGATGCTGGTCGTTTCGGTTATTCAATTAACGATTTCTCTGCATCTGTAGCTTATAACGCTTCTGGTGTTGCAGTAGCTTCTGCTTCTTGGTCTGATGTTAATTTTGATTCAGCATTCTCTGCTTCTATCGCTTTGGTAGCTGCTGGTATGTCAATCAAAAAAATCACAGTACCTACAGCGTCTATCGATTCAAACATCGATCCTAACGCTATTCGTTCATTTATTTTGACTTCAGGATCTGTTGCAGTTGGTGATAACTTACAACGTTTCCACCGTTTAGATGGAGGTAATGCTATCTTCTTAGTATCTGCTTCTAATGCTGAAGCTGTTGCTGCTGCTGGTGCATACAAAGTTGTATACAGCAAGAAAACAGGATTTGCTACTCGTGGTGACTTTGAAGATTCTACTTCTGGATATGCTTATCCAAACAATCAGTCTGCAACATCTATCGTTATACCAGAAATTAACGTACAGATGCGTTCTGAGGCTATCTCTGCTAAGACTCGTAAGTTAAAAGCACAATGGACTCCAGAATTTGCTCAAGACTTAAATGCTTACCATTCATTAGATGCAGAAGCTGAATTAACTTCTATGTTATGTGAATATATCTCTTTAGAGATTGACTTAGAAATCTTAGATATGTTGATCCAAAACGCTCCTATTACTGAGTACTGGTCTGCAAAAGTAGGTGATCAAATCAATGCTACTACTACTGCATTCGATAGTAACACATCAGGTGTATACTACACTCAAATGTCTTGGTTCCAAACTTTAGGTATTAAGTTACAGAAAGTTTCTAACACAATTCATCAGCGTACATTACGTGGTGGTGCTAATTTCTTAGTATGTTCTCCAGCTGTATCGACTATTTTGGAATCTATTCCAGGATTTGCCGCTGATACAGACGGTGCTGCAGACAACATGAAGTATGCATTCGGTGTTCAAAAAGTAGGTCAATTAAATTCTCGTTACAAAGTGTACAAGAATCCATATATGCTTGAGAACGTTATTTTGATGGGCTTCCGTGGTAACCAATTCTTAGAGACTGGTGCCGTTTACGCTCCTTATATTCCATTAATTATGACTCCATTAGTGTACGATCCAAATACATTTACTCCACGTAAAGATATCATGACTCGTTACGCTAAGAAAATGGTTCGCCCAGAGTTTTATGGAAAAGTATTAGTTGCAGGATTAAACATTGTTTAATCTTAACTAATAAGACGAGTAAGAGTAATTAAAGCAAGCCTCCTTTGGGGGCTTGTTTTTTTATTTACGAGAGCTTCCCTATTTATATAAAACTACATTGTAATTAAATGGCAAATAAACCTATATGGCCAGGGTCTAGCTCATTCTATACTGGAAGTACTCCATTTGGATTTTACGATTCCGATTCTTCTTTCCAATCAGACGCTAATAAAGTAGCTGTATTCTGTGCAAGAAAGCTTGGCTATCCTATTATGGAGGTTGAGCTCCAAGATATTAACTTCTTTTCTTGTTTTGAAGAAGCAGTAACTACCTACGGTAATGAAGTTTATCTAATGAAAATTAGAGATAACTATTTAAGTCTTGAAGGTTCTCTTACCGGCTCAGCATTAAATAACACAGTAGTAAACCCTGGGTTAGCTAATCTTATAGCTATAGCTGACAATTACGGCCAGCAAATAGGTGTAGGAGGGTACGTTGAATGGCGTTCGGGGTCGGTTGAACTAGAAGCACGTAAACAAGTTTATGACCTTAATGCTTGGGCATCATCTTCTGCTTCATTACAGCCTGGTGATTCAATAAGAATACAAAGGGTATTCTACCAACAGACACCTGCTATAGTTCGTTACTTTGACCCTTATTTAGGCTCAGGTTACAACTACCAAGGCTTAATGGAAACGTTTGGATGGGGTTCTTATTCTCCTGCAGTATCTTATATGATGTTCCCTTTATATTGGGACATCCAAAGAATACAGGCGATTGAGATGTCTGACCAAGTTAGACGTTCACAATTCTCTTTTGAGTTAACAGATAATAAATTAAAAGTATTCCCTATACCAGGAGACGCTGTAGGGCATATGTGGTTTGAATATACAACAGAATTCGATGCAAGAAATCCAGCAAACGGCCCGTACTCTGGGTCAAGAAATTTGGTCACGAATGTTAGTAATGTACCGTACGCTAATCCTACATACAGTCAAATTAATTCTCCGGGGAGATATTGGATATTTGAGTACACTTCTGCTTTAGATAAAGAAGCTTTAGCTTATATAAGAGGTAAATACTCTATTATTCCTGTACCGGGAGATGAGACGACTTTAAATCAAGCTGACTTATTGACGGATGCAAGAGCAGAAAAAGCTTCTCTGCTAGAAAAATTAAGAGGAGATTTGGATCAAACTACAAGACAAAGCCAGTTAGAAAGAAAACAGGCAGAGAATATAGCTATGAAATCTACTTTAGATAACATACCATTAATGATTTACATAGGATAAGATGTCATTATTTGGATACGGTTCAGATGTTTCTACATTTAAAACTATCTCAAGAGAGTTAGTACAAGATGTTATTAGTCAGCAAATAGGTTACTACAAGCTTAACTTAGATGATTCTACTATTAATTTTTACGGAGAGTCTTTAAGTAAAAATTATATTGGACCTGTACTCCTTTTTTGTCTTATAGAAAGAGGTGATTTTAATGTAGGAGTAGATGATTTAACTGTTGACACAACTCGAGAGGTAGTATTTAGGATAGCTACAGATGACATTGTAGCAGCTAATATAGTACCGGAAATCGGTGATGTAGTTATGTACAACGAATTATATTACCAAGTAGATAACGTTAACGCTAATCAGTTAATAATGGGTAAAGACGCTGACTACTCATACTCACAAGGAATGCAAAAATTTCGTAGTAATGATAGCTACTCATATACATTGACTACTCATTATACAAGAGGAGAAAAAATAGGAATAACCCAAACTATACCGGATGCCTAATACATATCGACCAAGGCCTGAGAATCGTAGAGAATTTATGGATAAGTTAGTTACTCCATACGATCCTACTATGGGGAACCCTAACCAGGTATACTCTGAAGAAATTAAACCTGGTCAAGCCGAATTCAATAGATCTTTAGAGATCTCAATGAAAGGAGATGATACAGTAAGTATAGCTGTGGGTCTTGAGGATATGGATCAAGCCATATCTTTTTATTTCCATAATGTACTAAAGCTATCAGTCTTTCAAAATAATAGAAAGAGATTAGTACCTGTAGTATACAGCTCACCGGAGAAATGGAAATCTATACAAGCAGATGGCTTTCTTAGAGACTCATCAGGTAAAATACAAGCACCGTTAATTACTTTTAGAAGAGATAATCTTGAACCTAATCGTTCGTTAGGTAATAAATTAGACGGAAATCAAATACATAATTTTATTTTATTTGAGAAGAAGTATAATAAGAGAAACTTCTACGATAACTTTAATATATTAACTAATTCAAAACCTTCTAAAGAGTTTATAGTAGCGTTTCCTCCTGATTATGTTACATTAACATATACAGTAGTAATGTTTACAGACTTTGTAGAGCAAATGAATCAGTTAATAGAATCTATAAATTTTGCTTCTAATTCTTATTGGGGAGATCCTTCAAAATTTCAATTTAAAGCTAGAATAGATTCTTTCCCTACATCTGTATTACTAGAAGCGGGCTCAGATAGGACGTTAAGGAGTACATTTCAAATAGTATTAAACGGATATATTATTCCCGATAGTATAAACAGAGATATGGCTAATGCTAAGAAAGCATTTGGTACAGCTCAGATACAGTTTGGATTAGAGACATCTACTTCTAGTGAAATGTTTACTGTACAGCAGTTACAAGGAACAGCTAGATCACTTAACGGTGTTCAAGTTAATGACTCAGTTAATATAAGTAATATATCAAACACCTTTACTATTGATCCTGCTGACCTAGATTATCTAGGTGTATCTAAAGCAAAGACAGCCACAGTAAATTCTGGGACTACTGCTACCTTTAGTAATACTTATATCTTACAACCTACAGGAGGCTCAGGATTACCGCCTACTACTAAGGATAACTTTAGTTTTTACGCTAACGGTATAACAATCCCAGGAAAAGATATAGTTAGCTTTGTTGAAGTCGGTTCGAATGTAGTTTTAACAGTCAATTCTGCAACATTAGGCTACTTATTAACTAATAGCGATGGAACAACAAAAGAAATTATAGGAGTAGGAAAATTCGGCTAACATGGCAAGAGTTACATTAGATCAAATAGAAGTACCTTTAAGAGTATCTGGCAGTCAACTAATAGCTACTGGTAGCTTTGTTGTCTCTGGGTCTGCCACAATCTTACAGACGAACCCTAGTACTCCTTCATTAAGAGTTTCTGGTTCATTCTACGTTACGGATTCACCTAATGTAGAATCTGGTTCTTATAATGGCAATCCTGTTGACGGAGGTAGTTTTTAATTCTGAGTTATGGCACTACATATAATTAATTCCAGCGGTTCAGGTAGCTTATCTTTCGTTAATGTTTTAAATAGTGGTGGTATATCGTTTAATCTTTCTGGTTCTTCTCAACCGGTACCAACACCAACTGCTACTACTACAGCTACACAAACCGCAACGCAAACTCCAACGTCTACTCCTACATTAACACAGACGCCTACTAATAGCAGTACTGCAACACCAACGTTAACTTCTACCCCTACTAATAGCAGTACTGCAACACCAACGTTAACTTCTACCCCTACACCTACTAACACCCCTACCGCATCTAATATACCAGCCCCTGCTGCTGCTTTAGTATTTGATCTAGATGCCGCTAACTATTCGGCAATGCCTACTAATGGTTCTACAATTGCCGGTACAGGTGCCTATACTATTACAATGACAAATACCAGTACTAGTATGGCGTGGAATTCGGCAAATGGTGGAGTATTTAGAAAATCATCAACAGGTACATCCGATATGTTTTATGGTGGACCTAATTATTCATCCGGAACTCAAGCTTATACGGTATTTATGGCATACAAATGGGATGGTGTAACGGGGGGTAGGTTGCTAAATGCTAACTCATTATCGACTGATTTCTTAATGGGTATATGGGCATCGGGTACAACTCGTATGAATATTGCATTTAATGGTTCATTTGTTGGTGCTAATTAAACTACCGCTACTGCTACTTGGCGCTTTATATGGCTTACCGACGATGGATTAAATACAACTAATAGTTCAAAAGCGTATATTGCTACCAATACTGCACCTACTACAACAAATGGGACTCGTACAGGAAGTGGTGGATTTAATGGTTTAAGATTATTTGGTAGATTTAATACTTCTACTACAAGTATTGAACCTGTGACTAGAGATGTAGGATTTGTAAAAGTATATAGCGGAGTATTAACATTAGCGGAAATACAAGCATTACACGCAACCTACAAAATAAGATTCGGGTATTAATTTACAAACCGACATCATAGGGAATATATAAAAGAGGTAAATTGTATATTTATTAATGTCTAGATAGACACGAATACGACTGGATACATATCTTTAAAAAGTTACCATTGCTATGGCAGTAAAAATAGAACTAAAACGTAGTTCTGTACCTGGAAAAGTACCAAGTGTTGGCGATTTAGCTCAAGGAGAGTTAGCAATAAACACCTATGACGCAAAAGTCTACTTAAAAAAGGTACAAGGAACATCAGAATCAATCGTTGCATTAGCAAGTACTGACAGCAGTGGCTCAGTAGTATCTGCTTCTTATGCAGCTTATGCCAGTCAAGCTGGTTCTGCAGCTACTGCCACATCCGCATCGTATTCTAACAATTCAACCTCAGCATCTTTTGCTAACTATGCTACAACAGCATCGTATTCGTTAAACATACCTGCTACATCTAGCTATGCCTTAGCTGCTCTATCAGCATCGTATGCTAATACAGCTTCTTATGCGTTAAACGTACCTACGACTGCTAGTTATGCTTTGAATGCATTAACTGCATCTAACGCTTTAACAGCATCTTCTGCAGATAACTTTATAATCAGAAACGTATTAACTGGTTCTGATGCATTATTTACAGGAACAATTACTGCTCAAAAAATTGTAGCACAAATTGTATCTTCATCTACAGTATACAGTAGCGGTTCTAATATATTCGGTAACAAACTTACCGATATACAGCAATTTACTGGCTCAGTAGGTATAACAGGTAGTTTAACAGTAAATAATCAATCTGTTATTACGGCTAATCAGACAGGAAGTATGTCTGTAGCAACTGCTAGCTTTGCTCAAACAGCTAGCTACGTTGTTAATGCTCTAACAGCTTCTTACGTACAGAATGCTATTTCTGCTTCTCAAGCTGCTAATGCTTATACAGCATCATTTGTAAGTGGTTCTAATGTAAAAGGAACTGTTAGTTCTTCTTATACGGCATCTATAGCCGATAATGCTTATACTGCCTCTTATGTAGTAAATGCATTGACAGCTAGTTATGTTGTTAATGCTCTGACTGCATCTTATGTCGTTACCGCTATTTCTTCATCATATGTAAGTGGAAGTAATGTTAAGGGTACTGTTAGTAGTTCATTTACTTCTTCTTTAGCAGATACAGCTACAACAGCATCGTTTTCTAGCTTTGCCCTTACAGCATCATATGCTCTAAACGTACCTGTTACAGCTTCCTTTGCAATATCTGCATCTTATGTAAGTGGTTCCAATGTAAAAGGCACTGTTAGTAGCTCATTTACAGCCTCACTATCTGATACTGCTACTACTGCATCGTTTTCTAGCTTTGCTCTTACTGCATCTTATGCTTTAAACATACCTGCTACTGCTTCTTCTGCAGTTACAGCAAGTTATGTAAGCGGTTCTAACGTTAAAGGTACAGTTAGTAGTTCTTATACTGCTTCTATTGCGGATAATGCTTATACTGCTTCTTACGTAAGTGGTTCTAATGTAAAAGGAGCAGTAAGCAGTTCATTCACTGCATCATTAGCTGATACAGCCACTTCTGCATCCTATGCTAGCGTAGCTACCTCAGCTTCTTATTCTAATACAGCTTTATCTTCTTCTTTTGCTACTACTGCAGCTACAGCATCTTATGTTACTGCTTCTGCTATAGTAGGGTTAGAGGTAACAAGAATAGCTTCTGGAAGCGTAACAGCATCAGTAGATCCAGCTTACGGCCTGAAAGTAAATTCAAACAGCCAGTTTACCGGTAGTGCTACCTTTACAGGTTCATTAATAGTATCAGGTACTACTAATTTAGTAGGCTCTACTGGAACTACGTTAATGACTATGAATGCCGACACAATGGTATTCACAGGATCATATATTTCTACGGGTTCTATTGAAAATACTGGAAGTATAAATGTATTAGGTACAGTTAGAGCTACTTCTTTCACTGGAAGCTTATTAGGAACTGCATCTTATGCAGATTTTGCCACTACAGCATCATATGCTTTAAATATACCTGCTACAGCTTCATCAGCTGTAACTGCTAGCTACGTTAGTGGTTCTAATGTATTTGGTACGGTTAGTTCTTCGTTTACAGCCTCTTTAGCAGACAGAGCTACATCTGCTTCTTATGCTAGCAATACAACATCGGCTTCTTACGCTAATGTAGCTACAACAGCATCATATGCATTGAATGCATTAACAGCATCTAATGCACTAACAGCATCTAGTGCTGATAACCTATTGGTTAGGAATAATCTCTCTGGTTCTAACGCATTATTTACTGGTAACATTACCGCTCAATCAATTAACGTACAAATCGTTAGTTCTTCTATAATTTACAGCAGCGGTTCTAACAAATTTGGTAACAGTTTATCAGACGTACAGCAATTAACCGGCTCAGTTGGCATAACTGGAAGCTTGACGGTAAATGGAATACCGGTTGTATTGGAAAACCAGACAGGAAGTATGTCGGTTGCTTCTGCTAGCTATGCCCAAACTGCTAGTTATGTAGTAAACGCTTTAACTGCTTCTTACGTACAAAATGCAATATCTGCATCACAAGCAGCTAATTCTTACACAGCAAGCTACGTAGTAAATGCCCTTACAGCTTCTTACGTTGTTAACGCTTTAACTGCTTCTTATGTACAGAATGCTATAAGTGCTTCTTTAGCTGCTACTGCTAGTTATGTTGTCAACGCTTTAACGGCATCCTATGTACAGAATGCAATAAGTGCATCTCAAGCTGCTAATGCATATACAGCTAGTTATGTAGCTAATGCACAAACAGCATCATATGTAGTTAACGCTCTTACAGCTTCATACGTTGTAAATTCAATTTCTGCATCATACATAAGCGGTTCTAACGTAAAAGGAACAGTAAGTAGTTCTTACACTGCTTCTTTAGCAGATACAGCAACTAGTGCATCGTTTTCAGCTTTTGCTCTTACTGCTTCTTATGTATTGGGGCAGTCTGCTACAGCTTCTCTAGCAATAACTGCTAGCTATGTTAGCGGTTCTAATGTAAAAGGAACGGTTAGCTCTTCTTATACTGCATCTATTGCAGATAATGCTACATCTTCATCGTACGCTTTAACTGCTTCTTATGCTATGAATGCAGGAGGCGGAGGAGGAATAAGTGCTATATACATAGCTGACGAAGGTAATTTACAAGGTACATCTTCTTTCTTCAACTTTAATGGAGCAGGAGTAACAGCTACAATATCTGCCGGTACAGCTTCTATCTATATACCTGGAGGCGGAGGAGGTGGTGATACTAATAGCGCTAATGCAGTATTGCTTCAAACAACACCGGCTACTACTTGGTCCTTTACTCATAATTTAGGTACTACTTATCCTGTATTTACTATTTACGACGCAAATGATAATGTAATAGTACCTCAGCAAATACATGCTATAGATACCGGTAGCGCTGTAATCTACTTCTCTTCTAATAGAACTGGAACAGCTGTAGCATCTAAAGGAGGTAACGTAGTTACTGCTTCTTATGTTTATACAGCGTCTTATGCTAATCAAGCTTTAACTGCCTCGTATTCACATACAGCATCTTATATTAAGACAGCACAAACTGCTTCTTACGTATTAAATGCAGTTAGTTCTTCATATGCCACTAATGCATTAACAGCTTCTTACTCGTTAAATGTACCGTTAACTGCATCTTATGCTTTAACTGCAAGCTATGTTAGCGGTAGTGATGTTAAAGGGACTGTAAGTAGTTCGTATACAGCATCGATTGCTGATTTCACATTTACAGCATCCTATGCATTGACTTCATCTTTTGTAACGCAGTCAGCCTTATCCTTTCAATCGGCAGTTTCCGTAAAGGCTGCTATGAATATACTTAAAGGACAAGTTACACACATATATGGCTCTGATGGAACTAATTTATTAATAACTACCGCATCTTATCTTAGTGATAGTACTTCAGCGAATACTTTAGGTATAGCTACAGCTAATATAAACAACAACGCATTTGGCGTAGTAATTACAGAAGGTATCCTTAATGGATTAAATACCTCGGGATTAACAGCCGGTGACAATCTTTATCTGGGGGCAAATGGTACCTTTACTACTACTAGACCTATAGCTCCTTTACATGCTGTAAGACTAGGATATGTTACAAAGGTATCAGCAGGAAACGGTGAAATATACGTTAGAGTTGATAATGGATATGAGATAGGAGAACTTCATGATGTAGTGGATAATACTACTACGGGTTCCTACGGTGATTTACTAATGAAGAGCGGTTCAGTTTGGACTAACAAAAAAGAGCTATCAGGTTCTTATGGGTTAACAGGCTCTTTAAATGTTTTAGGGGGAGTTACTGTATCAAATACAATAACTGCTCAAACTTTAGTAGTACAGACGGTAACCTCTTCTGTTCAATTCGTAACAGGTTCAACTAGGTTCGGCTCACTTCAAAGCAACACACATGAGTTTACTGGCTCTGTAGGTATTACTGGATCAGTTACAGCATTATCATTTACAGGATCTTTATTAGGAACAGCTACTACAGCATCTTATGTTGCTAATGCACAGACAGCAAGTTACGTAGTAAATGCGTTGACTGCATCGTATGTAGTTAATTCCTTGACTGCATCTTACGTGCAGAATGCGATATCTGCATCACAGTCGGCAAATTCATATACAGCATCATATGTAGCTAATGCACAGACAGCAAGCTACGTAGTAAATGCTTTAACGGCATCTTACGTAGTAACAGCATTAACTGCTAGTTACGTTACTAACGCTTTGACAGCATCTTACGTACAGAATGCAATAAGCGCTTCTTTAGCAGCAACTGCATCTTACGTAGCTAATGCTCAAACTGCTAGCTATGTTGTAAATGCACTTACAGCGTCGTACGTACAGAATGCAATAAGTGCTTCACAAGCTGCTAATGCTTATACAGCATCTTACGTTGCTAATGCACAAACTGCTAGCTACGTAGTAAATGCTTTAACTGCTTCTTACGTACAGAATTCAATAACAGCTTCTTACGCTTTAACTGAATCATACATCAGCGGTTCTGCCGGAGTTGGATTCCCATTTTCAGGTTCGGCAGTAATAACAGGTAGCTTATATGTAACAGCAGGTATAACTGGAAGCTTATACGGTACTTCTTCTTTTGCAACATCTGCATCATTTGCTACTTTTGCATTATCTGCTTCTAACGCACCGGGCTTTACTACATTCCTTACGCAGTCAGTAGCTGCTACTACTTGGTCGTTTACTCATAATTTAAACTCTAGACATCCTTTAATACAGGTATACGGAAGCGACTATAAACAGCTTATCCCTAACGATATTGTCGGTACTAGTCTCTATACAGCAGAGATTAGATTCGATTACGCAGCGACAGGATTTGCAGTAGCATCCAATGGAGGAGGGTTATATGCAACAGGTTCAACTTCATTATTAAATCAAACATCTGCTGCAGTTACTTGGTCATTTACTCACAATTTAAATTCCAAGTATGTAAACTTCGAAGTATACGATCCTTCTGACTACGTAATTATTCCTGCAGCTATTAAAGCAGTAGATACTAATACGGCAGAATTATACTTTGCATCTGCAGTAACAGGTAAAGCAGTAGCTAACTTCTCCGGTATTAACGGAGCACCAAATGCTACTTCGGCATCATATGCAGTAACAGCTACTAGTTCTTCTTATGCATTAACGGCGACATCTGCATCATATGCAGTAACAGCTACTAGTTCTTCTTATGCATTAACGGCGACATCTGCATCATATGCAGTTACTTCATCATTCATTAATACCTTAAACCAGAACGTAACAGTAAATTCTGGCTATGTATTATTAACACAGGTATCTCAATCATTGAATTTTGTTGACGATACAGCAGCAGCAGCTGGCGGTGTTCCATTAGGAGGCTTATATAGAAACGGAAACTTTGTATTAATTAGATTAGCATAACATGGCAATAGTATTATCAGGTTCTTTAATATTATCAGGTAGTTTAGAAGCTACCGGCGGAGTGACTATTTCCGGTTCTATAGCTTCGGCATCCTTTGCTACTACAAGTAGCTATTCCCTTAATGCCTTAACGTCTTCTAATGCAATTACTGCATCTAGTGCAGATACATTATACGTAAGAAATAACGTAACAGCGTTAGGTTCTATTACCGCACAGACCTTAATAGTACAGACAGTAACGTCTTCTGTCTTATTTACTACCGGCAGTAATATCATTGGCTCTTCTTTAAGTAATGTACAGCAGTTAACCGGAAGCGTAGGAATAACGGGTAGTTTAGCTATAAACGGAACTACTGCTGTAGTAGGCAGCGGTACTGCTAACTATGTGCCTAAGTTCACAGCAAGTGGTACGATAGGGAATAGTGCAATTACGGATGATGGAACTACGGTTACATTAGTTAGTAGAGCATTGAGTGGGACAAGTGCTACGTTTAGTGGTGATTTAACTGGAGGAGTGGTATATGCTTCAGATAGTAATGGTGGAGTATCGTTTCTTAATAGCAGCATAACAACAAATAATGCCTACATTAGACTTGTTGGTAGTGCGCATGGGTTTATCGCAGGTCGTGAGGGTTCGGCTGGTGGACAAATCTTTACTGGTGCTTCTGCCTACGCAAGCGTGGTTGGCTCAGAAGCTACCGACCCATTGCAGTTTGCCACCAATAACACAGTAGTCATGACCATAGCATCAGGTGGCAACGTAGGGATTGGAACGAGTTCGCCAACAACACTACTTCATTTATCTTCGACTTATAATGGTGGTGGTACTGGTCAGATGCATATGACAAGTAATGGTACTGAAGGTGGTACGATAACATTTGAAAAAACTAGCGGTACTGCTCAAAAATATAAATTAGGATTAGGAACAACATCACTTTTCATATATAACGAAACTGCTGGAAATCAACCATTCACTCTTACAAGTGGGGGCAATGTATTGATTGGGACTACAACTGACAATGGAAATAAACTTAATGTAAATGGTAGTATTTATTCAAATAGTACTATTACAGGAGGTACAGGTAATTTTTCAACAGTAAATGCTTCTAATTTTAAAAGTTTTAGTGGTACGATTACTTTAGCTTCTGGAGCAACAGGTACTATATACACCATGGATACTATGGGATTATATACAGTACAAGCTGCTTATGTTGGAGCTAATGCTAATTTCTGTGCTTCTGGAATATTTTTTGCTCAATCATACAGCGGGGATTATTATAAACTTACTACTTTATTTGACGGAGCAAACATAGATTTAAGCCAGTCAGGAGCAGCAATACGAGTACGAAATGATGGATATGGAACATATGCATTTGAATGGACTATATTATTTCAACCAGGACGAGCATAAGTAAAACAAACGCATTAGAAAACGCACAATAGTACAATAAAAAAAAGATTAACAGATGATACTATATAATCCATCAATATCAGGTTCGCTTGTAGTAACAGGTTCTAGCATATCCTTGAACGGGGTAAACGTATTGCTTACTAATCAAACAGCTTCTATTTCTGTTTTAAGTTCTTCTTTTGCTTTAACTTCTTCTTTCGTATTAAATGCCGTATCTTCTAGTTATGCCGTTAATGCCTTAACAGGTTCAAATGCTATGACTGCCTCTTCGGCAGATACTTTATACGTTAGAAATAACGTTACGGCATTGGGGTCTATAACTGCACAGACGCTAATAGTACAGACTATTACTTCTAGCGTTCTATTTACGACAGGCAGTAATATTATCGGTTCTTCTCTTTCTAACGTACAGCAGTTAACAGGTAGTGTAGGTATAACCGGTTCTTTATCTGTTAATACTAATGGAACAGAGTTCCAAGTAAATGCAGGTGGAGTAAACATAGGAAACGCATTGACCGACAACCATGTAATAAGCGGTAGCCTGAGGGTAAACCCTAATGGTCTATTCGTTAGTTCTAGCGGTAATGTTGGTATTGGGACTACTACGCCAAGTACTAAACTTCATATTGAAGCAACTAGTCCAACTCGTGGAATAATAGGTACAATAAAAAATGCAACACAGACTGGAGCTCAAGTTCATTTTGTACAAGATTCAGTTGCAGACTGGGTAATAGGTCAACCAGCTAATACAGATGCTTTTGCTTTTTGGAATAATAGGTATCCAAGTAGCGACGGCACTGAACGTATGCGAATTGGTTCTGATGGAACTAAATATTTGGGTGTATACAATACTAGTAGATTACAAATAAATCCAACTGGCGAAAACGTATATTCATATACAAATAATTACTATATATGGGGA